CCCCTCAACTCTAGTTAAAATAGCGGTTGCTGTATTTATATCACTTGATGTAAATATACTAGTATACCCTTTTAAAACTCCTGTTGAAGAACGTATTTGAACCGTATTAAAAGTTTTTAAGTCACCAGAAGTGATATTTTGCGTAAATTCTACTTTATAATTTGTAACTGGTATAGAAGAAGGAGCATACGCGCAAGTACCTGTAGTACAAGTTATTGATCCATATGGACAAGGAGGAATTAAAAATTCAGAACAAGAGTAATCACATGTAGCTTCACTTCCCACATGAGCGGTTACATACTCACATACATGTAATTCCTCAACGCTTTTTACTATTCCTTTAAATAGGGTGGTTTCAGAACTTTGAGGGATTAAATAAGATACTTTTATTGCCACTTCATCTTGTTCTAGTCTAAATAATTGTAAGTTTTCAACATCAGCTGGATATTTTTCTGGTTCTGGTCTTGGACCCGGTTGTACGTAAGTTGTTGTTACCCAAGATCCACTTTCATCGTATACAGATTCATTATAAGGGGTACATGTTATAGTACATATATTAGAAGACATATTTGTTTTTATTTCTTCTACTCTATAATCATGAGCATATAGTGTAGCCCCAGACGGAATTAATTGCCAAGTATCTTCATTATCAGGAGCTAATAATAAATTAGGAGTAAACGAATGAGTACTTCCACAACTACAAATACAACCTGAGCCTAAACAAGTAAATGTATGGTCTACCGCCGTTGTAAACGTTACTGTTGGTGTTCCTCCTCCAGAAACCGTATATAATTCTCCAGTAACAGAAGATTGAATTTGTAAACTGTATGTTCCTATATTAGCTGCTAAAATTGTTATAGGACGATCAAAATATACTTTATTAACCGCTCCATCTGCTCTTAAATGTCCTGAATGCGTATACGTTGAGGGGCTTGTTTCTACTCTTATTACATTTCCAGGGACACTAACTAATCCTCGTAAAGATGTTTGGAAAGTTACGGTTTTTAAGGCTGTTCCAAAATTGGCTAATAAATAATTCGCTATTCGTTTTGCTTGTGATGTTTTTGTTGTTCCTATTAAACTTACACTTTCTTTTACAATCTCAAGTTTATTAATTTGCGTATCTTGCCGTGTAACTTGGACAGTTTCTTGTTTATATTTATTACTCTCATCGTAATATGTTATTTCAAGTGTATTAGGAATCTTAATTAGTTCATGGTAATTTTCATTATAAGACTCAGGAATTATATCTGCATTAGTAAATCGTTGAATTGGAGTTTCTGGTTTTAATACAAGTAATCTTAATTTATCATTTACCCATACTAATCTAAGTCTAAACATAGCACAAAATTGATTTAATAACGTAGTAGCATCGACACTACCGTCTAATACAATATTGCATTCAAACCTGTGTTCTGTTTTACTATCTAATGTTTGTGTTGCTACATATTCCCAACAAAATTCTCCGGCGTAAACAAAATCTTCCCATACTAATGTCTCTTCTGTTATAAAAGGGTATAATTCTTGTGTTGTTAGTAAATCATAAATTATAAAAGCTGGGTTACTTGTATATTGAAACATTGTATATAGAGAAGAAACAGTAACATCTATTGAGCTATTTAAATATTTCCATGTATAAGTATCTGTATTCTCATCATATATAGTATAACAAAGTTCTAACGGTACAACTTGGTTATCTACTCTAGGAATAGGAACTTTTATAAATTTTCCTTCTACAACTGTATTTAATTTAGGTTCAGATCCGTTTAATACATCCGTTGGGAGTAAGCGCATCCCAATTAATGCCGTATTTGGATGGCGTAAAAAATCAAAACTAAACTCGCTTATTTTTTCTACCCACGCGCTATTCCATGTATTCGGCCCCTGCGAAGGAATATCATTTCTATAAATTATTAACTCATATTGTGCCGCAGGAAGTGCGTTTTCTAGTGACCCTAATTTAATTATTAATGAATAAGGAGATGTTTTCTTATCATTAATAACAAATGGTACTTCTGTTGCGCTAGGCATTCCCGCACGTGTCCAATATAGTCCAGTACTTGCGCCTTTCGGTTTATAAAAAATATAAAAACTTACAGTAGCATCCTTAAATTCTCCATTTTCTTTATCATATGTATATAACCCTTGTTTAAATCCTAAATTAATTTCTATACTAGAACAAATACTAAGTGTTTCAAACTCTAATCTTTGTCCTGTAGACGTTGAAGGATTTCCTATAAGAAAATCTAAAGAAGTTGAATTATTTAAACGCTTATCTAATAGATTTAAATTACTGAAGTCTTTAGGCGCGTTTCTTATTTCAGGATATAATCCACCTTTTGTTACATCCATATCTATAGGCGCACCAAACCCGGCTACATTAGGTAAATCATATAATTTTTCAATTGGTATGTCGTTTAATAATATACTAGTAAATTCTTTTTCTGTTCTGGGGTCATTTGAATTTGTACTTACTTCTATCGGCGCTCTTCCTACAGAACATATTTCTCCGTCTGCTAGTGCTATAGTCATACGTAATCCACTAGCAGTTGAATAAAATCGTTCTTCGTTATAATTAGCTTGAAGCTCTCCGTAACTATATATTTCTACATCCTCAAAAGGTGGTAACCCGTATAAAATGCAAGGGACAAGTGTAGGTAGTGGTGGAGTAGGTAATGCCCCAGTTATTAATTTATAATTTGATAAAAATATGCCCTCATAGATATATTCAGTCCATACAGTAGTTCCCGCAGTTAAACCCATATATTTTGATGCCATTGCAGAAGTAGCAGGAAAACTACTAAATACAACGGCAGACCCGTCAAAGTGCATTCCTTTATTATGTGTAGTAACATCGGGGGCTGATGTTAAGAACGAATTAGCCCCATCCGCCCATATTAAGTCAACTTCCCATCCTAAATTTCTATTATCAAACGATGGAACAGCTGGTGCTTCAGAAATACTAAGTATTCTTGCTTTTTGCTGTCCGTCTTCTAATGAAAAATCATAAGTTAGATATCTAACCCATCTTTTCCACCCAAACATAGTAATAACAAAGTTAGTGTGTGCCGTCGGTCTAGCTTTTGTTAATCCATTACTGTTAATACGAAAATATGTAGAATACACAGGACTTTCTTTTGGTAGCCCTCCACCACAAAATGCTTTTGTAAGTAAATCAAACTCGTACCAAAAACATGCTTTATGTATTTGACTTAAGAATAAACCGTGTGCGGTAGGGGTGCTAAACATATTTTGATTTTTAAAAAACATATTCCACGCATTTAATCGTGCCCCCTGCGTGACATCTAAACTTAATATATTAGAATTTATAAGTCCTGGTGCTCGACTAGCGCAATATGTATCATTAGCTTGATACTGCAAATCTGGAGTTAATCTACTTCCAGTATTACGGCAAGATCTCCAACCCGGATCTGTGTTATATGGAACTCCTTCTGTTAATGCGTTAATTAAAGTACCCCCAGTACCGTGTTTACCATAAATAATAGGAACAGGTCTACCAAGCGCGTAAGAAGTCGCAGGGCCATCCCAATTATAAGTAGCAGATTCTGGTAATTCAGATTCATTTTCTATAAATTGCGCGTGAGGTTTTTTTAGTAATAGCATTTGAAGACCGACAGAAAGGCCGGTTAATGCTAAACTAATTAATAACGGAACTATAACAGCTTGAAACTGTACGTTATAAGAGATTAAAATTTCATCATTATCTTTTACTAAAGTTGTTTTAAGCTGGTTAATAGGAATATAATGTTTATTTACTAATATTTTTATCGTATCTTGGTTAAGTAAAGCTTCCAACTTATCTAAATATACTAATTCGTCTTTTATAATAGGTGAATCACTTTTTCTACCTATTATATAGTCATAAATAGTAAACTCAGGAATATAGTTTAAGAAATATACATTTTCTTTGTTCTCTAAAGGGTTAGGCTTTATAATAAGTTTAATCATTAATTTTTTACCCTATAATATCCAGCAATTTTTTGTTTATGTACTTGTAAATCTTCTATTCTTGTACCATACGGCATAGCGGAGTGAATAAACCTTTGTCTTCCTAAATATATTCCAGCATGAATGGGAAGATTATATAATGAGTAAAAAAGAATTATATCTCCGTATTTTAATTCTTCTACTTTTTGTAACCAGTTTTCTATATTAAAATCACCAAAAATATCGTGTTTAGTTTTTAATAAACTGCGTAATTCATAATTTGTATCCGGTAATTCTATGTTATATATATCTTTTACTATATTTAATACTACTCCCCAACAATCAAGACCGCTTTCAGGATTTCTACCGTTTCTTCTATATTTTATATTACTATACTTATTTATTAGGTCATTAACAGATAGCATGTTATAAATTCCAATATTTTGAGGTTGGAATACTAGGAAATCCACCATAACGTTCATATTGTTTATATAGTTGTACAGACACTCGATCAACTAAAGAAGTACACTCAAACCAGCGTAAGCGTATCCAGAGACTACCAATAGGGCTTGTAGTTACTCCAAAAGGATTATTTAATAAGATTTTACACATGTGATTATCAAATTTTATATATCTAAAAGAAGTAAAATCTGCCCCAGAAGCTACCACTGCCATATTTAGTGATTCATTATACTCACGTATATCAATATAATTAGTTGTCCATGCTACATTCCAACTATTTGTTGTTGCTGACCAATATCTAGTAGTACCTGTAGTTGAAATAGCTCTAAATATATATCCAAATGTACCTGTAGAAGGCGTTAATAACTTAGCTGTATAATGATTAATAATTAATTGTAAAGTTTGCCCAAATTCTATTTCTGCTCCAGTTTTATAGTAATTAGACGTTATTTTAGTTCTATCGTATATAGTTTGGTCTAATGTCATTGTAGTATATGTAGGATGCATTTTTTCACAATCTATATAAAAAACTCCGTCTGCCATATTAGTACCATTTACAAAATAAATAATATTAGGCGTATAAGCCCATTCTTTATATTGTAAATAGCCTGATTCATTTTTTAATTGGGTAAAATCTCCATTAAATACTAAATCATTTGGTAAGCAGTAAGGTTTATACGAGTCAGGTTTTTCTAAAGCGTATGTGCTTATTACATTTTTAAACCCCATATCTGTATGCCCGACACAGCATTCTCTACTTAATATAGATACACTAATTGTAGGGTTAGTAGCAGCCTGTTCAACCTGTGACATTATATCAAATAATTCTAAATGATCTACACTAGTATCAAAACTATTTATAGTAATTTGAATAGGCGATACACTAGCATTAACAGCCGTAATACGCCATAAATACGGAGTGGACTTATGTTCAACTACGCTATGTAATAATGCCGCAGAAAATTCAGTAGGGTTATCTGTAGTTATTGTTGCTGGCAAAGTATAAACTCTTGAAGTTCTTAAACTATTTGTTTTTGTTAATAAAACAACTGAGTTAGCTGATCCAAAAAGAAATGTTCTAAATGACTTGTTACATTTAGGTAACACTAATTCAGATGTGGGACTTAAATAAGTAGTTGTATATCCACAACACTCATCTTTATATATAAAAGAACAACTATTTTTTGAAAAAGTTCTAACTGGAATTTTTTTATTAATTAAATTTCCGTAACTACTTAAAGTTAATTTTATTGTGGCATCGCTAATTACGCTTCCTACAATAGTATAACTTGTTTTTAAATAAGCTGTCGGGTCACTAATTATTACACCATTAGAATTAATAAAAATTATTAAAATATTAACTATATTTCCTTGTAATCCTTGATACAACTCAAAATATGAATAAAAATTAAAATCAATTAGCACAGAATTATCAGCAATAACAGCAGAACCAGGATTAAATAACTCTAACGTAACTTGAGGAAATTTACCTAATTCCGCATCTTCAAAACTTTGATGCTGTATTGGATAAGGAATATAATATTTTGGTCTACTAAAACTATCTACTCCAAATTCAATTTCGCTATGCTTATCTTCGTTTTCATTATATCCTTCTACATGTTGGGCCAAATAAAACCATCTATGTAAAGAATAGTCTCCATTTGTAGGAGTAGGATCTCCAGATTCTTTTATAATAGTAATAGTTGTAGCAGTATTAGATAGTATTTTATAAGAAACACCATCCGCATCAGTTAAATAAGCTGTTGACGTAGCCCACTCATTTGTTATCCATTGCTTTGTGGTTTCTGAAGCGTCTGTTAATACCACTCCTCCCGATCCACCAAATGAACCTGTACCTGTATCTTTTAACTCAATTTCATATAATAAAATTTGAGATGACTTATAAGATAATAATTGTTCGATAATATCAGTATTTGTAGTTCTTTCAACCATTGTTTCGTTTCCTATACATTAATAGATCCTAATAAAGTAAATGTAACTGTTATATTGCTAATAGGGCCAAATAAAGTTCTAGTACCGTGACCTTTTACTGTTACAGCTTGCTTTTCTACACAAAAATCGTTAATTGTCGGAGTTAGTTTATCTGTTTTAAAAATGCAAGGGTATAGTAAATATACCACAGCACTAGTAGTTCGTAACCCGGCATAAATAGGTGTACTTAAAGTTATAGTGTAACTAGAAATGTTAGAAATATATTTAATTTCTTTATTTTGCGCTTCTACTATCCCACTATTATAAAATAAAACGGTATTTCCTGCAAATCCTGTAGTAAGATCTAAGTCTGTTACAGTATAAAGTAAAGCTTGGCTACTAGTTGGAAAAGACTTAATTTTATATGGAGTAGACCAATCAACCACATAAAAACTATCATAAGCCCCTTTCATACGCCTATAAAACGAATTTATTAAATCATATTCGTATTGTGTTATATTTTCGTAGTCATACGCTATTTCTACGTAAGGTCTTCCCACACGTTTTCTAAAAATTGTTCTACTTATTGATTCTGCCATATGTGTAGGATAAACTACTTCTTTTCTACACTTATGGGGTTCTAGTATCCTAGCATTATTAGTTGTTCCTTGAATAGGACAAAGAGGAAATATATCAGATACTTGTAATGCCATGTTATCTTTTCTCCGTCGCTATAGTTTTAAATGCGTGATAAGTAGGTCCGCGTTTTTGGATATCTTGTCCTATAATATTAATTACAGTTTCAGGATTTTCTAATAATACAGAAGGAACCATCATAGGATCAACAATATTCATAATTTTAACTCCAGAATCTTGTTTATCTCCAGTAAATGTAACAGGAATACTTCTATTATCCGGTAAAGGTACAACAGCTTCGCTTCTACTTCCTTCTCCTACTACTCCTAGAACAGGGCCATTCGCTATACCACCAGAAGAGAATAACTTAGCCCCAAATAACTTTTCTACCATATTAAACGTTTCTTTATTATTTGTCAAGTTAGAAAATCCGCCTTCAAGTACTCCTCCCTTTGCACGCGTGTTTAAATTAAATCTAAAATTTTTACTGAATTCAGAAAAGTTTCCTGTAAATCCTTCACCTGGACTACTTGTGCCTCCTATACTTGATATCGCTTTGAAAATTAGTCCTATAGCTACGTTTACCATCATTTGAGTTGCTATTTGAATTAATTGGTCTACTATAGCTTGTCCTACTTGTTTCCATATTTCCGCTAATCTTTTACTATGATCTCCTGCTACTCGGAGTTCCTGATTAAATTTAGCAGCTTCTTTTTGTGCCTCTTTTAATTGTTTTTGTAAGTTTTCTAATTCACTTACTTCCCCGTAGTCAACTCCTCCTAATTCTAAATCTGCAATTTTTTGTTGTATTTCATTAATTTCTTTTTGTTTTTCCATTATGTTTTCTTGTAATCCTACTTCTTCTTCTGTAGCTGCCCCAGAAAAAGCAAGTGCTAACTCCTTAATTGTATTACTAAAACCTTCTTGTAATGCGGAAGATAATCCTGATATTACGTCTTTTCCAATCTGCTCTAAATCTAAAGCGGTTTGCATTAATTCTTGTGCTGATTCTCTCATTCCTAATACAAATTTTTCAAACGGTGACCCAATACGACGGATTCTCTCTGCTGCCTCATCTAAATTATCTTTAAACTCCTCTGTTGCCTCATTAACACGCCTCATTTTTATAAGAATATCGGCATCTGCTCTTTTTATACTAACATACGCGTCATATATCTCATGTACTTCGTCCTTTGTCATACCTGTTAAGTGATATTCAGTTTCCATAGATTTTATTCTATCGGCTATCGCGTTAGTTACCTTGGTTTGCTTTTCTCTTTCTTCGTCTGTTTCAGCACTTGATAATTTACTATGTGCTCTTTCTAATGCTACTTTTGCTGTTACGTATTGCTGAATAATGTCTTTTGACGCTTTTGGTGATTCCTTTTGTACTACGGCTATTAATTTATTATAATTGGCAATTTCATTCTGTTGGGACCGTAGTGCAATTTCATAGGCTTCTTTACTTGTGCGTATCCGTTCTAAATTAGCCTGAATTACTTGTCTTATTTCCTCTTTCTGCTCTTTATATGACGTAACTAGCTTACTTTCTAAATTATATACATCCTGTATGTCTATTTTTAAATTTTGTAATACCGCTTGATTCAATTCTTGTGGATTTATCGCCATTGTAGCCTTGGTTAGTAGCTGTAACTTCTCTTGTGCTTTTTCCCTCTCCTCATCAGCACTATTCTCAAGATGCGTAAAAGATTCAGTATACATGGCAGTTAGTTGGTTTTCAAAATTAATTGCCGCTTCATTTATCTGTGTATTAGTCATCCCGTAGCTAAGTCCTTCACCTAAAACATTATAAAATCTATTTGTTATTTCGTTTGCATAATTAGTTAAACGCGTTTTAGTTTCTTCTTTCCATACTTCTAATCCCCCAAGTTCGTTTAAATTTAAATTAAGCTGTACAGTATTTAAACTACCAAATATCTGGGATAATTCTTGTGTCATTTCTTCTCTTAGTGTTTTAAACCCTGTGCTAACATGATTAGTAAGCATTTCAATTTCTTGTTGTGTTAATTTAGCAAGATCTTTTGTGAACGTATTTACAGATGACGAAAATTCTTCGTGCATCTTTTCATTTGAAAGTTTTTGCCGGGTTATTAAAGTTTCATTTGCTTTTCGCTCTTCGTTTACTATCTCCATTCTTTTATTAAGTAAATCAGCCTTCGTGATATTAAGTGCGTCAATAATTTTCTCTTTCTCTGTTGCGACTCTTTGCTCAATTGTTGTATCTTCTTCCCCAAATCCAAATAGGTGCCATCCTTTACCCATTAGCGGAGTCGTTGTAGTCACTTTAGCTAGTGCTTGCGCTGTTGCATTTTCCCTTCTTTCCTCAAGTTCTTTCAGCTGTTGATCAATTTTATTTATTTGCTCTAGCGTTTGTTGTGAAAGTGTAGAAGCATATCTTTCTGATCGCGCTAATTCAATTTCAGCTAATTGCTTATTTATATTATACATAGATGAAGTAAATTTTATATCTGTTTCTCGCTGTTTACGCTTTTCTTCAAATATTTTAGCATTAATTTGTAAATCTTTTTCTAATAGTTGTTGAATAGATGTAGGATCTAGAAGATGTTGATATGTTGACATATATGATTGTAAGTCTTTTAATTCCGTTTCTCTAATAGTTTCAAGTCGCTTATAATGATTTTTTTGTGCGGCATATTCGTCAGCATTTAGTTGTAATTGCATTTGTAGTGATGCCTTTTTCAGTTCATCTTTAACATTTTGTAAAGCATCACTCGTTTTTGATGCCCTAACCATTCCAGCTTGATACGCGGCGGCGGCATCTACTTGTGCATTAACTATATCATTGGATACAGACGAACGTACTCTTTCAGTTGTTGCTATATCTTGTTTGATGTTTTCCACTAAAACTTTTATAGCTTCATCTAATGTTGCTTTATCTCCTCCTAGCGCAGCACTTACTAAATTTTGCATCCATTGTAACGCTTGTTGACTATTTAACCCTTGATAAGCTTTAATAATTTCTATAGACTCATTAAAAAATACTTGTTGACTACTTGATAAACTATTAAAAATATTTTTAAATGTTGTTTCAACTTCTTGTGGCCGTGCAGTTACAAATCTCTCTAATTCATCTTTGTGGTCTTTAAATAGATTATGTTCTACTAAAATTTTAGCTTGCCCCATAGTTGTAAATTTTTCTTTTAGTAAATCATAACCTTTTGTTACTGAAATTAAAGCATCATTATTCATATTTATTTTATCTGTTAATTCTTCAAATGACCGCTGTAAAGTTTCAGTTGTTGTAGTTGCCGCCGTATAATCTTGCAGTATCTTAGGAGGAAATGTTAATATTTCTTCTGCCTTATATGCCTGTTCTAACTTCTTACGCTTTTCCTCAAAATCCCTTAATATTTTAATTTTTTCTTCTGCGTATTCTGATTGAGCGATTACTAAACTAGATTCTTCTGTGTGTATTCCTTCTAATGCAGCTACAGTTTCACTTCTCCATTGTTCTCTTAATTGTCTTTGTGTATCAAAAGCATCCTTAGCTGAAGATTTAATATTATTGTACATTTCAGTATAGTGCTTTAATGCTATAGATTCAGACATCCCTGGTGAAACTTGCCCTCCTAATCCTGACAATTCTTCCCTTATTTTTGTCTTCGTTTCTTTTACCATTTTTAGTAATTCAGCTTGCTCTAACGTAGTAGTAGTACTTAGTATTTTTTGTGCTTCTACTGGTAAATATCTAAGAGCTTCATTTATAATATACTTATTTGTTTCTAAATACCGCGTCATTGCTGGTCTAGTTTCGCCAACCAACTGTCCCATTGCTACAATTAATTGGCTAGTGGCATTATTCATTTGTTTTACTGGATCTAAAGCATCCGCAAACGCGTTTTTTAATGCCGGTGATGCGATTTCTGCCGCATTTCTGACATCAATAAACGTATCTCTGAGTACTTGTAAATTATAACGCGCTAATCCTGTAGTTGTCATTAATCTATCTAATGCTTCTACACCCTCTGTTCCTAATTGATCTCTAAATACTCTTCTTCCTTCTGCTCCTAACGCATTTAATTCCGCCTGTATTTTCTTTTTTGTTTCTTCTATTAGCTCTGGCGCTTCAATATTTAAATTAGCAAGCTGTTCTATTATACTGTTTGATGCACCTAAAAATCCTGCCTTTAACGTTACATTAGCTAGCTTGTCAAATTTATCTTCAACTTCTTCTATTATATTGTCTAATGCACTTTTTAATGTTGAAGGAGTGCTTTTCATTATAAGAACTTCATTATTTTTAATTGCTTCTCTTACTATATCATTTAAAGCTAATCCATTATTTTTTAGCATATCCTGAACAGCAAGAGGAAAGTTAGATGTTACAAAATTCGTTACAAACTCATCCATTGTTTCTTGATAATCTTCTAATGATACTTTTGCTTTATTAAATTCTTGTTTAGACGTAAGTCCTATTTGTTTTACTAAAATATGAAACTGCTTAATTACAGAGGTTTGACCTATATCGTCCCCAGCAACTTTGGTTACCACAGCGTGCAAATCTTTATATAGTTGAGTAACTTGATCTTTATTAAGTGTAGTTCCGACTTTAACTTGTACTTTTGTATTTAAATTCTTTTTAATACTTTCATCTAGAGAATTAAATGCTTGCTCAAACGCTGTTGTAACTTCCATTCCTTTGCCTTTTACTTTATTTAATGACTCTGTTAATGTAAATATTGTTTCTAATGGCGATTTAATAGACATTATTGATAAAGCAAAAGGTAAAATAGCTTCCGGTAGTTGTTTACCAAATACATTTTTATATGTATCTAAATAATCAAAAATTACTTTTTCTGAAGATTTTAATTCGGCCTGTATAGATTTTTTTGTTGGTATTCTTGTTCCTAATCCTAATGCCGCTAATCCTATTCCTGCTCCGCCCGCACCTTGGCCGACATACTGTGCTCCAACAGATGCCAATCTAAATGCCTCTTGTGTTTTTTCCCCCATTTCCGCGATTGATAATTTGTATCTTTGTACTCTATTTGTTAAACCTTCTAACCTATCTTCTGTTAGCTTTGATTGCTTTTCGGCGGCGGCATGGATATCATTAAGTTGAGCTTCTACTCGCGCTTGTCTTTCTTTTTCCGCTACAAAATCTTTTATTGTATTTGTTGTTTTTCCTGTAAGCATTAATTCAGCTTCTAATTGGTGAAGAAAACCAGGGTATTTTGATAAAAGTTGATTTCTTATATTTAACCACTCATTTGTGTATGGTGTAGCTTCTTTGTATTTATCAATCAAAGAAGAAAACGTATTAGTTTCAACTTCTATATTTTGTATTGTGTCTGCATAAGTGTCTCTTAATTCTTTAAGTTTTGCCGTTGTATTTTCTAGTCTATGTGAATATTTGTTTAATATAACTATTAATCCTACGATTGCTGCTATGACTATAGTAACTACTCCTCCTAGCGCTGCCATCCCTCCTATATGTGACGCTTGCGCGATCCCCCACGTTGTTGTTGCTGTTGCAGCGGCTTTAGCCGCCGTTATATAATTTTTTAAACGACCTACAAGATTTAGTGATAACGCCGTCCCTGCTACCTTAGAAGCCGAAGATAATCCTATTAATCTAACTGTTAATCGTCCTATAGCGTCGAATGTCCCTACAGCTGCTCCGATTTTTAATGCTCTTAATCCTAATACAAGAGCGTGTACTCCTGTTAATACTCCAACAAACCCTAGTCCTAATGATCCTATTTGTTTTATAAAACTTGGAAGGTTAACCATCATTTGTACTAATTCATTAAACAGACTTAATATTTTTTGTAGTGATATCGCAAATGGTTCAATAGCTGCTACACTAAGAGTTTTTAACGCCGCTGTAAACTTGCTTACTTGTACTGCCAAAGGCTCTAATTTTACTTCGGCCATGCGTTCAGTAAGTCCCTCAAATTCTCCAGAACGCAGTCTATGTATTGTGTGTTCTAGCTCCTCTAAATTAGTAATTAGTCCAATAGCGGCACGTTTTCCTACCTGTCCAAATATAGATTGGAGTTTATCAAATGTTTCTACGGTTACTTCGCCATTTACCGTATTATCTTTTAGTACTTTATTTAATTTTGTAAGTACGTCTAACATATCAAGAGGTTTAGTATAATCAATTTCTAATCCAAAAGTTTTTACTAATTCTTTAGCGTTAGAAGTTAATTGAGTAATTACACGAGAAGCCGACCTTCCAGCTTTTGAGCCTAATAATAAGCGGTTATTTAATACAGACAAAATACCTAACATTTCTTCAAATTTTATACCTGCCGCATCTGTTTCATTTACTAAGTATCCTAATCCAGCAATTAATCCGTTCATATCTACTTGTGAAATATTTAAAGTTGCGGATAAACTGTCAACAATATATTTCCATTTTGCTGTTGCGCCCCCTACAACGTCTAATTCATCCCCAAAAATTCTAAATAAACCGGCAGTAATACGTACAGTTTCATTTAGATCTAGTTCTGAACCAACTGCTAAATTAGTGATGTGTGAAACTCCAGCCATAGCTTCTTTATGACTTAAACCTGCGGATACTAATTCCCACATGATAGTAGCCAAATCTTCAGCAGACTTTCCTGTTCTTATCATTTCAGAAGTTAAAACTTTATGTACTTCTCCTGCGGTTTTTGTTGCATCTGCTTGAGCTAATAGAGCGGTTGTTACTTTGGCAACTTGAGTTTCTACTGTTTCATAAAACGTAAATAGCCCTTTAAATGCTTCTAATGACTTAAAGATAAGAGCTTGGGTAGTATACCATCTAATTTGGATTTGAATTAAGTTTCTAATATCAGAGAAAATACTTTGTAATGCTTTTTGCACTCCACGATAACGTCCTGTAGCTTCTTTTGCTTGGTTATTTAATTTTTCAGAATATTCACTTGCTTCTTTTTGTGCTTTTAAATAACTTCGTGTACCTTGTTCTGAAGCATTAAGAACATCATTATATAAGAGTTTTGTGTCATTTAATTCTACTTGCGCTTGTTTTTCCTCTAATGCTGATACTATACCTCCTCCTCGTAGAGTATTTTCTGTTTTCATTTGCTGTAATCTTTTTTCTTGAATAGCTATTTCGTCTTGCAAAAATACTTTTAATTGTTCTTGAGGAAAAGCTAAATGTTTATAAGCATTTTGAAGAGCTTGAATTCTTTGTATACGTATTTCTTTATTACGTATATCTTGTTGTTCTATTTGTCCTAATGTTTTAAGTTGTTCTGTAGATTGTTTTAATTCTTGATTAGCTTTAGCATTATGAGATTCAACTGTAAAGTCTATTTTAAAACTACCAAATTTTTCAGTAAGCCCGTCTACAGTTTTTTGCATACTTGAAGATAAGCGGCTTTTAATAGTATTTAATTGGGTTATTAAATCTTTTAAATTACCAGGATCTAATTTAATTCGTGTAGAACTTTTAAGAATTTCTAACTGCTTATTAACCCCATTAACCGCTTGCTCTAATATATTATAATCTTCTGTTGTCTTTTGTGTGTTAGGGTCTTCTTTAACTACGGATGTTCTTTTTCCTACTAATTGTTCTACTTCTGTTAAAGTATTATATAACTGTATTTGATTATTTAACTTTTGTTCAACCTTAGTTTGCTGTTGTACATATTTCTTTTCTACTTCTGTAACTTCCGCTTTAGTTCCTAAATACTGTGCTGTTGTATTTATTAAACTCTCTAATGTATTTTTATATGTTGATAGCCTATTAGTCGCTGCTGTATAAGCTAATCCCATCGCCTCTGGCGCTGCTGATCCTTTACTTAACTGCGTCTGTAACTCTGCTGATGTTTTAAAAGTTATTCCTAATTGCGCTATTGACGTTTTAAGTTTTTCAATTCCTTTTGTTTCTTCCGCTGTTAATGTCCCGACCTCTCTTTGAATATTTTCCCATACTCTTAATTGGTCAGTCATATTTTTTACTGACACACCGTATTTATTTTGTTCATCAATTAATCTTGCTAATTGTTTACGTAAATATTCTTCTCGTTGTTCTGCGGTCCCCTTATCTAGTTGTTGTAATTTTATGGCGTTTCGGTGATAACTTTCATACTCACGATCTACTGTTTCTTTTGTAGCTTTTATTCTATCTTTTAGTAGTGCGGCGTATCTAACTTGGTATAATTCCATAGGGGCTGTTTTTCCTGCAACGCCCCTACCTCCAGCAGCAACAAATTTACTTTGCAACTCTTCTACAGACGCCAATTTACTAGCAAATTCTTCTACTTGTAATGCGGTTGTATGCGCTTTATTTCCCATATTACTTATAAATTGTTCTACAGGTTGTGTTTTAAGATTTAATAATTCTTGGTTATATCTTTCCCACATTTCTACATTTTCTTTAATTTTTTGTGTATTCCCGTCTATTAAAGCACTAGTCTTATAAAACTCTTCAAATTGTCCAAAACTAAATTTTGTTACCTGCTGTAGTGCCGCCATTTCCTCCCATTCAGTCTTTAAAGTTCCTAATACCGAACGGATTATGCTAACAAATTCTTCAACGTCAGCCGTCATGTCTTTTGTTTTGGTTTTTGTTACCCCTGATAATTCTTGTATACCTTGAGCTACCCCATTTATCATATGGATAATAGCGCCGGATTGCCAAGCGGCTTCAAAATCTTTTAATCCTTCTTTTGTTGTAAATAATTTTCCTATTGATTCAGTAAGATTATAAATATCTAAAATGGCTTTTTCTGCTACGCCAGAATCTTTAAATACTAATAGCTGTTGTAACTCATCACCTTCAGCCTGTGTAAGCGTTTTATATAACATATTAATAGCATTTTGTAAATTAATTAAAGAATCTTGAAATACTTTAACTTCTTCTGCTTTTGCCGCGAATGTATTTTTTCCTGACGATTCTTTAACTAATTGAACAAATGCACGTTGTATTCGTATTACAGTATTTTCCGCTTCTTTTAGTGGAGAGGCGAAATCTAAAACACTTTTTGAGATATCTTGTGCTATTTTTTCTGAACTTATTGCCCTTGGGTTTGCTTCTTGTGCAGATTTAGCGAATATATCTCTTAATTTTGTTGTAATTGTGTGGCCTTTAACTGTTACATGTGCGTCCATACTATTTAAAAAGTCTGTAAATTTATTTTGTAAATCTAATAGTCCTTTTCTTGCTGTATCTGTATCACTTTTTTTAATTAATAGTCGCGCCCCTGTTGCCCCAAATGAACTTACTAATTCTTGATATTCTTTGGAGGTGTTTATTGTATTAACAATATCCGCTTGCATCCATCTAAGTTGTGACGCAAAATCCATAGCGTATGTTGTACCTAATTTAAATGTATCTCCAAAACTATAGCCTAGAATTTTTAATTGGTTTACTAAATCAGCTACTTTACCACTTGATCCTGGGCCTAGTACATCAAATACTGTTTCTCTTCCCGTTTTAGCTAATTTAGTAAATGAAGACGCAACTTTTAAAAGAGATTGGTCTAATCCTTCATATTCTAGAGTGGTTCGCGCAAAACTTTTTTTATCCAAGTCAGTAGTTTTTAAAATTTTCGCTTTTAAATCGCTTTGTCCTCTTATTTTATCTAAATTACTTAATGCCATATAAGTAGCTTCAATAGATTTGGTGTTTTGATCCATAGCAGCTTTAACAAACGGCTTACCAAATATTTCTGCCGTTTGTTTCATTGCTTCACCTAAACTCATAATTTTTTCTTTTACTACTGTTGTTGCTCTTGTTGCGTCTTCTAAACTATTTCTTACTTCTTTTATTGCATTTGCCGCAGTTTCTGATCCACCAGCAAGCTCTCTTAAATTTAAATCTGTTGCTTGGCGTTCAATAGCTTCTATATTTTTAAGTGTCGCTTTTAAATTACTGGTAAGTTCGCTAACATCCTTTTTTCCTCTTGTGACTTGTAGAGAATCTAATGTTTTTTTAAGACTTTCTGAGTAAAATATAGCTTGCTCAAATGATTGATTAATAGGTGTGCCGAATGTTTTAGATAATCTTGTTTGAGCCGTATGTAGTGATTTTTCTAATTGCCCTAATATTGAAAAACTCTGGTCACTTCCTAGTCCTACTGTAGATAACTCCTGCATTTTAGTATTTGCATCTTGTAATTCTTTTGTAATCTTTGTAAACCTGACAGCATTAGCTTCTTTTCCTATACGTGACCAACTATCTCCAGATGCTGTTAATATAGCGTTAGACTTTTGTACTATGGAGTTTATAGCCCCCATTATACCTTCAACTCTGGCAGATAAGCTGTATGTTTTTAGTAATTGCTGATTGAAATAGTCTAATGATTCCGCCGTGAGCGCATGAGGATTGTTAAATGTAGCGGTTAATAACTCATCTATTCCAGCAATAGACCTACTTAATGTGCCACTTAAATATTCAGACATTTGTTTTATAGGCGTTATTACATCTGAGATGCCAGGAACACTTATTAATCTATCAAATTTAGCTCCGCCAACACTACTTATAACTGCTTGTAAATTTTCATACGTACCAATTAAATTAGTAAGTACTCTTATTGATGTTTCTAATCCTGTTTTTCTTTGTTGAAATGCCGATTTTTCTTCTTGTGTTCCTTGAGTTATTAGCTTAATATATGCTTTTAACCTAGTTTCTAGTCCTATTAACGCTATTTTTTCTTCATCCGCCCCTTGTCGCAGTAACGGAGTGGGCATTGATGGTAAAAGTGTCATACTAGCTCTATCTTTAACATTGCCCTTCATTACTGCTTCTACTTCAGAATAATGAGTCGCAACTTTTTCTTTTACTGATGATAAACCTTTTAAGGTACTATTTAAACTTTTGTGGTATTGATCAAAAACTTGAATAACCTTTTTTGTACTTTCTGCTGCACTACCAGATTTTTGTTGGTATGTTTCTATTACTTTAGTCGCTTTAGCAAATATTTCATTAGATACCGTTAAAAATGACTTTAATTTTCCTAAACTTTCTTGCAATTTAGGATCATCGATTTGCATACTAACTTGTGTGTTTTCAACTTTTTCTATCATTGATGCTAATGCACGTTCAGCTTCTTTTATACGGGCATAAAACTTTTCTAGCCCCATATTCATTTCTAGATATATTTGCCCAACATTGGTAGAATTACTCATTTTGTACTATCCTTATTAATCTTTAGTAGGTATAGGTGGTCGTTTTTGTTTAACTTTTGGTGGAGTAGGACGTTCAGGCATAGGAATTCCTAATTTTCCTAAAACCTTATCTGGGCGGGCTTTCCTAATTGTTTCTTGCTTCTCGGCTTGATGAACTTTTTGCCGAAATTCCGTTGGAAGGAGCGACTTTAAAAATTTATTAAACGCTTGTACTGCTTCTTTTCCTCCTAATGGCAGACCCATACAGTGAGCAAAAGCTACAGTTTCTTCGTACTGTTTCTTTTTACCTATTATAACAGACTTTTCATAAAAAAGCCATACTTGATCTAATGTATACTTATTATATATGTCATCTAGAGTATGATTATGTTCAATAAGATATGTAATAACCTCCCCCAAACTAACTAAATTTACCGAATAGCTGCTAGTTGAAGAAGGTTCAATACGTTTTTTATTGATTCCTCATTTTGCTTAAAAACTAAATATATTAAACGGATAGCTTGTGGAATAGGTATTTCTTCTAGATCTTCTTCTGATACCTCTAAAGAAATAGCTAAAATGATCATAATTTGAGGAACAGCTGCAAAATATAAATCCATTAAATGATTTTCTACATTTTGTAATGTTAAAACTATATCTTTATTTTTTAAAGTAGTGAATATGTTTTCAATATGAGGATTTATTTTACGTAATTTTCCTAATGTCCACGGTTTAATAATAAATCCATCTAACTCTACTTCAGGAAAAAGAATCTCGTCTTCTGTTTTCTTTTTAGTACTTTCATTAACAGGTGGTTCTATAGTTGGAAGTTCTTCTTCTTTGTTTGTGATATTTTCTACCATTTCTATCTCCTAAAAAGTGGCTGGAAAACCCTTAAGGGTTTTCCAGCCACCTATCATTAATTAAACTGCTTCGTAGTTTTCAGTACCTGTAGTTTGTTCATCAAACTCAATGTATCCGAATGGTTGATCTTCAAAGCCAGTAGCATCGTTTACTAGACATTCAACGATTCCTTTAGCTGACATCCAGTCTTCAGCATTATAGTCAAATGTTCCATCAGGTTTTAAACTAGCACAAGGAATATACCAAGTGTAATCGCGGCCAAATTCAGAATCAAAAGTTAATTTAGCGCAACCCTTGATTTCACCACGCGCCATCGGGTAAATACGGTAACCACTTGCAGATGGAGCAGCAGAACTACCACTAGCGAGTAACCATTCCTGCATGGCACCAGCTGTAATTTCATCAAACGTGAAGTTTACAGATAGGGCCTTGTTTGTAATTAAAGAACGGTCTTTCTTTCGTGTTCCATTTAATACCGTATAGTGATCTAGATATGTTACTTCAGGAGAGATAGAAGCTACAATAATGTTTCCAATATCCCACTCATATAGAGTAGCTGCGCCTGTAGGTGTAGTATCCTCATAGAAGTATAATCTAGCCATTCCAAGGGTATAGTTATCGGTATCGACATAACTCATTTAACTGTCTCCTATATGGAATTAGATAAATACCATGTATAATTTTGAGAGAACAAGAATTCTCCATTATCCCCGTGACCTAAGAAAAGGGGTTCGCTACTTAAAGCATAACAACGTCCTCTTAAAGTAGCTAATAAATTTGTTTCTTGGTGTAATAAAGTAAAGATCTGCCTTGCTTTATTATACCCAGAAGGATACGTCTCACTTCTTACTCGTACTTGAATTAGAGGATATTCTTTACCTCCCACAGCACTAGGAGCTTGTTGGCTACCTATAGGAAAAAGTGAAACAACGTCTTTAGGAGTATCTGGCTCATACCCTATAAAGAGGTTAGTTCCAAAAGTTCCAACCCCTTGAGCAACTAAATAGTCTTTTAATTCGTCTAATAATGTTGCCATGTAGTTTTACCCTATTTATAATTATATTTTATTGTATATTAAAAGTCAACTAGTTTATTTAATTGAAAAGGTAAGTATTCCCCTTTGACTGTGTTTATAAGCTTTGTACGCAGAAACCGTTGATTTTTTTATTTTCCCTTTGCTAGTATATGCACTAGTAGGGACATATGGCCCACTACCGCCATGAAAAGTTACTTTACCTAATTCTCTTGCTACAAATTGTTGAATGTCATATGTTATTTTTTTAGAATATTGATAAAAAGGGAATGTAATAAAATGTCCAGATCTTCCTTGTTTTAATGCCTTTTCTTTTCTACTACCTAAAGGACCAAGTTCGTGAATTTTATCAATTATATTTTCGCCTGTTTTATCATCAAAACGTCTAAATCCTATTCTAATGTTTACTTGTGGAGTACTAGACGCTTTAAGTATAACATCTTCAGCACTTTTAAACGTATAAACAGCGTGTGTAACTCCATTTTCCGCATCGTCTACAACTCCTACTCCTACAGTTCTTCCGGCTACCATTAATCTCCCACTTTGCGCTGTTTTTCCTGTATCAACCGGAACCATTCTCATAGATAAATCAAATATACTTTTTGCATTTTTTATTATTGCTTTGTTAATCCCTATAGCTACTACTCCTGTTATATTTTTAAATAATGTGTCAACACTATATACTCCACGCATTCGTCCAGTAGCTGTTTGATACGTGGGTAAATTAGGATTATCTCTATCTAATAAATGTACTCTCATAGTATTTATTATCTTAAGTATAACTTAATATACTCTACTTCTCCCATTAAATTATAATGATATTCATATGCCATAACTGTATAATTAATTCCGCCATATACACAAATATAATCTACATCTACTGTAATATCTTCCCCATCTATTGAATCTTTTATCCATATTTGCGCTTTAGATACAGATTCTTGTCCTGTCTTATCTAAAACCAAATCAAATCTAGATTGAAACCTACATGGTATACTAGTATAAAGTTCTGTTGATACCACTCTTCCATATCCGTCTCTTGTAGTAGAAGAAATTGAAGTTAGTGTTTGGTTAAGTATCCCATCTACGATAGACACTATAAAATCCCCTATATTAATTATTTTATTATATTATATCAAATAATAGTGTCATTTACAATTATAATAAGCTGAATACGCAAATTTATCTAAAACCAGTAATCTTTCTTCGCCTGTATAATCTTCTAATTTTTGTTGACTTCTTAATCCGGCATGTAACCAAGAACATTGATCAAGATGAATAACATATGCGTTTTTTAATATTAGTGACTTTCCACCAATTTTGTTATTTCTTTGTTGAAATTCTGTCTCATTAAAATCCCAAGAAAACCCAGGATTAAAATAGTTAGTCTTATTATACATATTATTTTTAAAACATTCTTTAGACGCACCAAAACAAAATCCCTGTACTACTTTTGTAACTAATATTTTATTTTCTACTATGTAACTATTTTCACTTACTTCTTGTAACGGTTGATAACACGCTCCAGTTGCCATAGGTGCTATAACATCTTGAGCTTGATACTGTACAGCTTTAACAAATGGCATCCAATATTTTGTTAATAATATATCTTGATTAAGTAATATAACTCCAGAACAGTCTAATGTATTTAATGCTGTATCAACAATTATATTCCATGCACTTGTTAAATCATTTTGGTTATTTCGTATAAAAATAGAGTTTATATCTTTAAATTGTATTTTTAAAACTTTATTTAAATATTGAAACCTGTAGTCTAATGAGCCGTTATCTACAATAATTAATACATATTCATCTGTTGTAAACGTATGTATTGTATTAATTAAATGTAATACAAACTCATAAATGTCAACTGCGTTTTTTGTTTTATCAATTACCTCATTATATGTGACAATCCCAATAGCTATCATATTATTCCTTTATATTTTCAATAAATAATTCTAAATTGTCGATATAATCTTCTTCTGTACTTTCAATATAATGTTTGTTATTTTTAGTCGGATCAATTGTTTTTCCTATGTAATGTTCATCATAAAAAGGATAAATAATTAATGAATTTACTCCAGTAGTATAAGCTAAAGCTCCAAAACCAAATGGATTAGATATTAATTTTTTTGATTTAAGTAATACCCCCATTTGAGAAGAGAAAGAGTCATTTAAATGGTTTGTTAATTTAATAGAAACAGTATCGGCTATTTCACTTGCATTAGTAAGCACCATATCATTTAATCCTTCATTGTGTAACCCGATTAAATGTATTTCAATATTTTTAAAATGCTCATTTAATTCACTTAAACAATAAATTAAATTATAATGTAACGCAAAACTCTTATCGTACATCATATCAAATATGTTAATACAAATATTGAAATTATCAGGGTTAAGTACTATATTATCAAATTCTGTTTTATTTATATTTAATGGGAATTTATATATTGTTTCTTGTTTAGGAAAAATATTTTGTATATGTGTTGTTTTTAGATGCTCCATTATATTAACATTTATAAAATTATTTTGATAATCTTCTAAATCTGTATATGTAGGAAAATTAGCAAACGTTACATAATCTTCATATACTGCTGTAGGTCCAATATATGTTAATTTCGGAAAATGCTTAATTAATTCACTATCAATACAAAATTGTTTTAGTTTTCTATCGTAAGCTGTATATAAAGCTACACTATCATACGACGTATTAAATAATTTTTTATATAAGTGTATTAAATTTGTAACGTCATCTTTTACTAATAAAGTAATATATTTCATCTTATTCTCCTATTCAATAAAATACGCTTTTTTATACAAATTTCTCATTTTATCTGTTTCTATATTATAATTAGTAAGAACAAACTCTCGCCCCTTTTGCGCTTGTTCTGTACACTTATCTATATTTTTGATATAATAATCTATTGCGTCCATCCAATCATCGACACTTCCAGCTTGGTGTTCATTTGTCGGAATTAACATACAAGAGTCATTATACTCTTTTTTAACGCTTCTATACGGTTCAATATCAGAACAAATTGGAAATGTGTTAGTATATAAATATTCTATCAACTTAATAGGGCTTTTACATCTATTAAAATCGTTTACTACTAATGGGGCTAATCCTATATTCATTGTAAAACTTGATAAAATAGTATGATAATAAATTGCTTCAACAAAAGGTAAAGATATTACTCTATTAAAGTATGCTCCAAGTGATTTAGGTAACGGCTCACCCATTGTTAAAAATCCAATATCCTGATACTTATCTAGTACTAACGGAATTAAATCATTAAATACTTTAGTATCTTGCATATGAAAAGACGATCCTATCCAGCCAATTATTATTCCTCTATTTACTTCTAATTTTTGTGGCATTTCAATATAATTATGATCAAAAATAGCATTAGGAACAATTGTAATATTATCATTCCATTGACTTAATACTTCTGCTAATGGTTCTGTAGTAGTAGTTACACCATCACATTTAGCCAAAATTCTTTCTGTCACGCTTAATCTATGTTTAGTCCAAAAAGGATACGCTTGATTCCATTTAGGAAGACTCCATAAATTATCGTCTAATTCAAATACAACTTTAACTCCATTAGAATGTGCTTCATCAACTAATGTTTCTAACCCCGGATCTGCTGGTCGTTGAATTACAAGTGTATCTGCCATATCATATAAATGTGTACGGTCCATTGTCATTAAATGGGCTGGAATTCCAATACGGCATAAACTTACAGACGGCAAAAACATTCTATAATATCCACATCCATATTTATCTCCAGCCGCAAAAGCTATCGTCTTAAATTTCTTTTCTTCCATAGCACCTCCAAATTTTATCTTTTACGTCTCATTTGTTTTTTTGTGCGTAATTTAGATCTTTTATTTATTCTATCTGCTTGTGACTTAGATGGATATGGTCCCCCTAATCTTTTTCGTCTGCCATTCGATAAAGGAGCAGAATAAACATAATATCCTTGTTTAGTTTTTACCACCATTATTAAGCTCTACCTAAATATACTGATTTATCTACAAATTGCTGTATATATTTATAAGCATTAGCCCCAAAAAATCCAAAAACCTTGTCCATTGATCCTCTGGTATCTCCAAATCTTATACTTACATCCCCTATAGATCTAGAAATTATTCCGGCCTGCTGCCATTCTTTTACTTGTTGTAATTCTAAACTATTACTTAAAAATAATGCTTGTTCTATTGTGGCGTATTTTACATATCTATCTACAGGAGCTAAAATTAAATACTGACTTGTTGAATTAATAGCACTACTAAAGGCTGAATCCACTGTAAAAGTTCCTGTAGCAGCATCATAATCTGTTATACTTTTAGATTGCCCTATATTTGTTCCACTTAATATATAAATAGCTCCATAATTAAAATAATCATCATCTCTAGGTAATCCAATAAATGAAGAATCCACTAAAGTCGTAGTTGTCCCACTATCAGGATTACCTATGTACCGTTCGTGCCAAGATCTAGGAAACCGTAAATTTTGATAACCGTTATTTAAATAATCATACATACTCGTGTTAGATGGTACAGGCTCTAAACCGCCAAACCCGCCTTTAAACAATTTTTCACCTTTAAACTTAAATACGTCAATATCAATAGTAGCTTGCCTTAGTAATCGTTCGCGTTCTAAATACCCATTATCACTCCAGTTTTTACTATCAGGTCTAGAAGCAATATACGCATTAGCCTCTACTAAAGATACATAAGAGTTTGTAGTAGACCCCGCTACTTTAGTAATTAATGACATTTTATAAACCCCTTAAGCGTAAACATAAACGCCATATTGAAAAGTATTAACATAGTCAACAGTCCAAGTTACCGGAACATCAAAAGGAGCAAGAGTATATAAAAATTGCTTTAATACACGGTCGGTAGACAAAATAGTAGTTGGTGTACTTACTGCACTACCACACATTGCTGCAAGCTGTTTTATACTTCCTGTATCACTGTATCTTAATTTTGCTGCCACTGTAATTCCTAAACCATAAACTGTTGAAACTCCAATTTCTGGTAGTCTAGAAAAATTATAAACATCTTTTTTCTGTGTTGCCCCATAAATACAAGTGGTATCATCATCTTCATTTGTATTATCTATACATGCCGCGTTACTTGTTCCTGTTGATGGTGTAAATTCTATTATACCACCATCACTTAGTGGACGCAATGTATCTACCCTACAATCACCTAAAAAATCTCCAGCAAATGCGGTACTGCCTCTAATATAAATATCTGTGTAATCTAATTGTTGCTGCCCTCCTATTAATGATACAAAAGCAGCTAAATATTCTGTTCCACTATATACCGTGTCAGCATACCCATTCAATTTTTGTACACCATTAACGTATACTGCATAACGCCCAGATGTATTAGCTAAATAAACTTTAAATTCAATGTATGTCCATGTTCCTGTTATTATTGATCCTGTACTTTCTGTTGCTATTATATCTGTCGCATTATCCGGTTTTTGTCTTCCTACCCTTAATTTACCACCATAACTTATAGTACAATAAACTTGACGGGTTTCCCCAGCAGTTTTAACCATAAATAATCCAGCATATTGTCCAGAAGTTAAACTAGCATTCAATCTAACTGCCGCCCCAAATGTAATTGTATTATAAAATGTTGGAATATATACACCACATTCATTATCATATGACCCGCCTATTCTTATATGTCCTATTCCTGTTCGCCGTGGAGAGGTATTAGAAAAGCTAACAGTACCAAATACATCCCATTTTCTTCCTAAACCAGTAGATGTATCGTAATGTCCACAACCATCTATCATTAAAAATGTTGTAGTTGCCATAATAAATCCTAAGAATACGCGACTATAGTATCATACACGCCAAAACTTCTAACATTTATATCTGATACAGACCATTTAGGTTTTAATGCCGGATAAAAAGGATCAGTCTCAAAAAATACTTGTTTAAATATATATTCTGTTCCACTAAATATCATATAAGCATCAGTTATAACTGTACTATTTATTCTTATTTGTAACTTTCTGTGTCCTGGTGAAACTGTTCCTGCTGCTATAGTAATACATAGTACACTAATATCGTAACCTGTATCCGTATATGCAACTAAATCTTCAAAATTGTATGTTTCTGAAGCTTGGTCATAAAAAGAACCCTCAATATAATAAGCATCATCATTAAGATTAACTTTATCTATACATTGATAAGTATTTGTTTGGCCTACAGGTGTAAAATAGACGGGTCCAGATGATCCTCGTGATACTGGCTGGATTGTATCTACTACACTAGGCCCATAAAATTGTGTGCCCCCTGCTACTATATAAATATCAGTTATTGTAAATTGAGCAGGTATACTTGTTCCTCCTATTTGAACTCCTGCTAATTCTGTATAACTAGAATTATAATAAGTATTTATATGCGCGATACTTATATATGTAATACCATCAACTGCAACACTAATCGCACCTGTTGTTGTAGCTAATCGTAGTTGCATCTCTAAATAGTGCCACTTATAATTAGTTATAACAGGAAAGTAAGAACGACTAATTAATACTGATGCAGGAGTAATAATTTGTACTTCTTTACTTTTTAATATTAACGAAATTTGATTTGCATGACCTGTTGTAGTAGAATTAAACGAGAAAAAAGTTAAAAGTGGTGTGGTCCCAGCTGTATTATTAACTTTTATTGCCAATCCTACAGTAATTGTATTTTCATATAAAGTAGTAGCATCTATAATATCAAAAAATTTAGAAAGATAACTTGTACCAGCTGCTAATTGTAAACTGTTTGTTCCTGTACGCCTATAAGAAGAAGTACTTACTACCACATTACTAGCTGCATCCCATTTTTTATATATAGCATCATTAGTATTATAATTAGACACTCCATCTACTAATATAAATTTTTTTGCCATAGTTGCCTACATATAAACAGCTACCCCAAATCCTCTATTGTTGTTTATATTTGTGTAAGTCCAATCAAGAGAAGTTATAGGATCTTGTTCCCAAATAAAACTATACATAGGGGGATCATTGGGTAGTGTTTCCATTGTGTAATTATTAGGTACAGTACTATATGAAGTAGTAGTTGAATAATCTACTGCACCACGAACATGAGTATATATATCATTACTTCTTCCTATTATTAATACTCCTACTGCGTGTATATGAATAAAACCGGCTATTGCTTCCATATCTCCAAAAATATAAATATCTGTTTTATTAACTGAAGGTACCGCGTCAACCCACACATATTGGGCATCACTCTCCCAATTTTGTTTGTCTACACACGTATAATTAGTTCCTACAGACGCATGAAATTCTAATGGTGCTGAATTACCTACTGGTCTTAATGTTTCCACCATACTATCATTTAAAATAGTGCCTTCATTTGCTACTGTAGACAATTTTAGTGATATGTCTGTAAAACAATGCTTTATATTGGGATCGCTTGCGCCTTGAAATCTTATAGTATTGTATGTGGCATAAGTATATGTTGATACAGGCATAGTTAACGTATTAGTTGCTGATATATATTTTGTATTATTTGCGTAGACATCTATAGAACCAGCTACTCCTAAATAAAGTTTCATTTCTATATAAACCCATTCATAAAAATTGAATATTTTTTCAGATGATCTACCTAAAGTAGTACCACTAATAGAACTATGTTTGGCACATAATCGCCCATATTCATTACGCAAAATAACACATACTCCTGTGGTCCCTGCACCAGGACCGCCAGGAGTACCTAAAATAACTAAAAACGTGTGGTAAAATGAGTTGGATATTGTTGCTGTTGAAGATAACGGTTTTACCATAAATGCAAAGCTAAGTACGGCTGAAGTATATACACTTGTTGATTGGTTTAATTCAAAATACTCATTTGTAACTGCACCCGGCGCAACTATGTATCCAATACCAGTATGCCTAGGATATGTATTTTCACAAACAACATTAGAGGTAACTGTGTCATAATATAGTTTAATATGGTCATTAGATAAACTTAGATTAGTACTATATTGACTACACCCATCTATAAATAATATCCTAGATGCCATTTATACCTCAATATTAGCTTTGGCATTCACCACCAGCCCCATCAGTAAAATACAAAATTTCTAAAACCTCGTTTGAAGCACAATAAAAATAAATTCGCACTCCATTTGATCCGGCACCACCTTGACCAAAAAATTCAGTCATATTAAATACCGCATTAGCTTTAATTGTTAAATAATTAGTATGAGACACATCAAATGTCATTCGCACTACTGCACCACCTCTTGCCTGAATTGTAAAATTTCTAGCTCCAAGTGGTATTGTCCAGCTATTCCACACACCGCTGGCTAATGCTAATGTCGTGTTATGCCCAACAGATCCTACTCCTTCACCTGTAAGAACAGCCTCATATCTTCCTGTTCCTGTGTCATAAACATATCTTTTTTGTCGTTTATTACCTATACTCACTGTATATTCTCCTATGTAGTTTTAGGTAAATTAATTATTTTATACGCATATGTACTTCTTCCAGTTTTTGTACCGGAAACATATGTTACTTGTACTTCTGCAATTTCATATCTATTATTTTGATCGAGTATTGCATTGTGTGCCGGTGTTAACTCTAAATCTACAGATGCCGCAGGAACTAATGTCCCAGATGCTCGTTCTGTACCACTTATTTTGTCATATAAGATATACGTTAAACTATCTGGAATAAAAGCGTTACCATCTTCATCTGTAAAAGCTAAAGTTAAGATTACTGTAGATTTCTCGTTGACTTCTTCCATTTATTTTGATCCTCATTTATTTAGGAAGATTTTGTGAGGCGTTATCAGCATTAATTTCTTGAAGTGCCGCATAATACCCTTGTAATAATAATAGCTGTTTATTTGCCTGTAGTAATTGCTGTTGTAGTTTCTCAATCGTTATATTAACTTGATCTAAATCTGCCTTTACTTTTTCTAACTTTGTATCTATTGTAGATTGTGAAGTATCCTGAGATGCTGTTTTATTATCTTGACATAAAGCACTTACACTAAAAAGTAAAGAAATAATTATTAAAATAGTAATCATTAAATTTTTCATTGCTTATTCTCCTATTACATGTGTTTTAAATAGTATAGTAAAATTTAAAACGTCTGTCAAGCTTATAATTGCGGGTCACATTTAAATGCCGCAGTCATATGATATTTTTTAAACGTTATAACTACTGATAAATACTTAATATCCCCTGTACTAATTAATGGGGGTGTTTGTACTGTTGTTGAGTCTAAAGTGGATAAAGTTTCTGTTGTATTATACGAACTAAACGTGATATCTAGTGTAATTTCTTTTTTATTTTTTTTGATTACTGAAAATACATAAGTACAATTTAGTTTTTTAAAATGCGTAACCTCCATATTTATAGCTGATAAAGTACTTTCACAGTTTAAAAGTTGAGTATCAGTTAATAATGAGGTACTTACTCCCAATGTTTTTAATGTATAATTTGTATCCAGTGTTCCAAAATAAAACGATAAAAATCTACATTCACTAATATGTTCTTCGGTATACATGGCCCCATAACCATGAGTACACATATTTCCGCTAATATAACCTTGGGTAATAATCATTTTAAGTTATCGGCGTTCCTCTAGACGCAGGGGCAGTTGTGGCAATTGTAGGATTACCATCAGCTAAAGTATACAATCGCCATTTTATTAATTCCGTTGTTCCATCATCATCATATACAATTTGATAATAATGTCCACCTTGAGCTTTTATTACCATTTTATTTGTAAGTATTTTTTCAATAATATTAATACCTGATGTAACATTACTAACTGTAAAATAAAATTCTTTCCATGCGGCATAAACGTCATTTGTACCTTTAATTCGAATATAATGATTTCCTGTTTCCGTTGGAGTAATTACTAAACTGTATGTGCCGCTAGATCCTATTTCAATTAAATTACTTCCGCTTAGTGTAAAAGATTTAGCTGAACTATTAATTACGTAATAAATAGAGAAGTCAGAGTAACTTTCACCAGATAAAGGAGTAACACCATCTGTATTAAATATAGTAAATTGTCTATATATTGTGTCTCCTATATAAATAGTTTCACCCATGTTTACTCCTTAATACGCCTGACCTAATTTATCTGCCGTATATTTTAACCCGCATCCTACTAAATAAGCATCCCCTGATAAATCATCACTTCCATCTGTACCTAGTCTTTTAATGCGTAATAGTAATAATTTGTCAGAACTTCCCGGTGCTGCTAGTGTTACAGAAGAAACTACTAACCCATCTGAGGTTCCTGAAACACCAGATGTAACAGTTAACGTGTCATCCGGCGTTCCTGAATCTAATGCTTCATTATCTGCTCTATATAAATATTCAACTTGCCATACTACGTTTCCGCTTGTGGCGTTTGCTCCCCACCCAATATTAATATCAGGAACAACTGTTTTATCCATGTCTTGTGGTAACCTAATATTAGCAACTACCACTTCGGCATCAGAGTCATCAAAAGCGTATGCCCCAGAAATACCATAATCAGTATAAGCTGCCGGTTTAACCCCAGGTGCCTTTAATGCTCCAACTGTTATCCATTCATTTTTATATACTCTAGCAGTACCAAATAATGTTATTTCCCCGTCTGTAGCTAATTTAGTATAATTCGTTGTTCCGCCATCACCTATTTTTGTCTCGTTTGCTATATACACTAAATTATCTAAATATGTAGTACCGTCAATTTCAGTATCACCTGTTATTAATATCGCTGTTGTTCCCGATAGTGAGTGGGTTGTGGTATTTGTTCCTATATGTAATCCTACAGTTGGACCTCCATTATTTATTCCTACATAACCGTCTTTATGTATGGAAAACTTTGCGTTGCCTGTCCCATCTTCTATTGAAAATTGGTACCCGCCATTAAGGCTCGTCGCAACATTTGGCCCACCTATAAAGTATAAAATGTCACCAAATAAACTTGGAAAGGCACCTATATATGCATCACTTACTGACGTTGTACTGTTTTCATATATTCCTATCATATTTAAAGCTACATCTCCCGCCAATGTCGAAGTCACTGTTCTTCCGCTTATTAATGTTCCAGAGGATGTTAAAGATAACACCGGAAGTTCTTCAACAACAAATATTAATACATCATCCAATGATTCGTATATTCCTGTATCCCCGTCTCCGAATGCTAATGTGGGAGTTACTGAATCATTGTCATTCGGTAATACTAGATGCGTAGATGCTCCTAATGACAGATTATCACCAATAGTTAAACCACCTGTGCCTATAACATTAATTGCTACATCCCCGTCTGTAGTGCTTGGCGTAAAATCTAATTGATCTGCTATGCTGGCCGAAAGTGCCACATCGCGCTCTGTCCCAAACCACCATGCAATACCGTCTTTTGCCAACATCGGCATCTCGCTAGTAATTCCCCAATCATTGTTATCGGTTATTGCAGATGCAGATATCTCAATGCCGATGTTTACATCAGCGTTTTCTAGCGTATTTACATATAGGCCGGTCTGGTATGCTAACGCGCCTTGCGGGGATGACGTTTCGTCAAAAGAAAAATATCGCACCGTTGCGACATTTCCGGTACCTGTATGAGACATAACTGGGGTCACGCCCGTTATAAGTCCGATGTCTCCACTTCCACTCTGCACCATATTTACAATAATGCCAGACGCGGACCCATTAACAGAATCATACGATCCCGCATATTCCGTATAAAAATTTAGTCCTAATATACTGCTTTGTAGCTCCTGATCTCCTTCGTATTTTGCTGATCCGAATATACCACTCATCGGGATTGTTCTAGCCGAAACCGTGTGTGTTGCAGTAGCGTCAAACCGGCCAGAAAAAAACGGTGTTGTGTTGTTATCCTGCGTTGTGTTATACGCTCCGATCCCCACATCATCAGTTACAAAACCCGGGTTCACACCTACGTAGAACATTGTTGGATTGTAGGCTGGATATTCCCAAGCCGTTGTATCGTCGCCATTTGTCGTTAACGTTTGATAGTCCAACCCACGAGTTGCTGGCATTGCATAATCACTGCCAGTTGTACCAACGACAACCGCATTCGTAGTAATACTAGCAAATTCCGCTTCCCCATTACTATTGACCGCCCAGAAGTATTCCATAGCGGAATCGTCCGTTGTTTCTATCGGGTCATCCCATGTACTAACAATGGTGTAGGTTTCGGATCTGTTACGATCATCATATTCACAAGTATCCGGGTTCCACGACAAAAACTCCGGGTCGTCCACATCAGCCGTCAGCCCGTGGCCTGGGCCAAGAGCGCTGTCAAGCAAATTTGCACAAGAGTCAGATGACGGCATAAGAAATGTAGCATATCCATCAGGACCAAAAACCGATGTAAGATCAAAGAGGCACGCCCTGATATTGTCAGTGCCAAGTGTCAGCCCGGTAATATCTTTAATTTCTTTCTCTGGGTCACCCTTACAAAATCCCACCGCTGATGTTATGCCGTCGTCTACTACCGCAACGCCCCCGTCAATGCACCCGACTCCCATTGTGTCATAATCATAGTCGTTGCCGCCATACGCTCCAGGCGCACCGTCGATGGTCAGTGTGGTAGGCGTGGTACACGCGGACTCTGGCCCGTACACATTATTATCAAAATAACTACTACCATTAATTTCAAGATCCCTATTAACTACAACATCATTTTCACTTAGACCGTGATCGGAAATGTTTTCTCCATCTTCAGCCCCAAAAACAATGCCTGGAATACCCGCATCATTATCGTCGTACCCATAAATGCAATACCATCCGTTTGTATCGTCAAGATATTGCCTGATCATTTTATCGGCCCCAGCATTTCCAAACTGGAGATACGACAGTGGGCTTTCGACTGTATTAAAGAACTGCAACGATGATGAACTATTCGCCTCGTTTACAAGTATCTGAACTGGATTTTCTCCGTCACTATCCCGAAGTTGAACAACCGATATTCCACCTTCCTTGGTATTAGCTATGAATCCGGTAGCAGGAATACCTCCCATAATAGTTACACTGGGATAATAGGAAACCGATGCCATTTCATTTCCAGATCCATCAAGAATAGAAAAACCTTGTCCATCGTCCCCTATTCCTACTGGATCAAGTTCATCATCAAATTTTGCATAATCTTCGAATGTCCATTCTCCTTGTGTCGGGCCATTAGTACCGTCGAGTCTGGCATAGACCGTATCGAGTGCAGAAGAAGAGGAGGCCCAAGAAACAGTACTCGCCCCATCGGTAGCTAGGATCTGTCCAACGGTTCCGTCTGCGTTTGGGAGTTTGTAGGCATCGTTTACATGGAGGTATCCGCGCACATAGGTATCTGTAACATCGCTGTTCCCAAGGGAAACCGTGTTCGATCCTCTACCGTGTGCGTGGTACCCAATGGCCGTCTCATTGGTATCCGTGTAGTATTGCGGAGCAGCACCCGCCCCAATCATAGTAATGTTGCTGACTTCTGTCGCCGCTCCGATATCATGATCTCCCGGTCCCCATCTATCGTCCCACCAATAATCGGCCCCAGCCCTGTACCCAATCCCAGTATTGTATCCGCCATTGTAAGCTTGTCCCATTGCCAGATATCCAATAGCGGTTCCACCATCCCCGCCGATTGTAAGCATTGCTTTGGTACCTATGGCCGTGTTCCAGCTGCAAGTTTGTAGCCCTGAACTTCCCGATTCAGCCCCCAAATAAAAGTTATACGACCCTGTAGTGTTTCTTCCTCCAGCCTCGTACCCTATCCCTGTGTTGTCTCTCCCCGTTGTATTGCTGTAAAGACTTCTGTACCCTATCCCCACAAGGTTTTTAGCCTCAAAGCCAGAATTGTGGGTCATGTTGTACCCGGCTTGATATCCAATTAGCACATTTTCATAAACCCCTGTCTTAGTTCCTGTTCCCCCAGCAACTTCCTTTCCAATAAAGACGTTCCGTTTGTTTGTGTCCCATCTGTCTGTCAGGATGTCACCACCGAAATCCCACGTGCCGGTTGTAGGTGTGTTTGTGCCGTCAAGGCGAGCGTAGACCGTATCTAAAGCTGTAGAAGATGAAGCCCAAGAAACTTCTCCTGCTCCATTAGTTGTGAGAGTTTGTCCGTCTGTCCCATCAATAATTGGAAACGCATAAGCACCATTTAAATGTAGTATTCCTCGTAAATATGTATCTGTTATATCATCATTTCCTATTGTAACTGTATTTGACCCGTGTCCTGTAGTATCATAACCTATAATTGTTGAATTGCTAATAAAATCAGTATAAGCTTTTGTTGACGTACCAATAAAAGTACAATTACTTAAGTCTGTTGCTACGGAAGTATCTGCTAAGTATGCTCCAGCTTCTTTCCCTATAAATATGTTATTATGTCCTTCACCTGTTATATTTGATCCTGCCCAAATGCCTATTGCTGTATTATAATTGCCTTGAGCGTATTGTAAAGAAACGGCACCTAATCCAGTATTTCCTAACGAACCAGTATTACAAAATCGCCCTGCCCCTGCACCAATATAAACCTGTAATCCTCCAGTTGTATTTGCGTGTCCTGCCATCCATCCTAATCCAACATTTAATGACCCAGTTGTAGTGTCATATAAACTTTCTTGTCCTATTGCTAAATTGCCCACTCCAGCAGTACAAGAATATAATGATTTTTGACCTATTCCTACATTACCTTCACCATTTACTAAATTGTATAAAGCATCAGAACCAAGAGCAACAGTTTTTTGTGCTCCTGTAGTAATATTCTCTGCACCTATAACTCCCGGTCCTAAAAATAAATTAGAAGTTAAACCTAACCATCTATCAGTATACACATCACCATTAAATGTACTTGTTCCCCCGACAGTTAAATTGCCATCAAGAGATAAATTTCCATCAATATCAATATCCCCAATGGCTTTATAATCTCCTTCAGAATCGTCTATTTCCCAGTTATAAATAGGAGTAGAATTTTCAGTAAATGTTGGTGTTTCTGGGAAAGATGAACTGGCACAATCTGAACCACAATTACTAGTCCATTCTGTAGCACCTGAAGGAGAATTATAAGTATATGAACACGTATCAGTATCCCAAGTATAAACATCACTTAAAGTTGTATCTAAAACAGCATTTGCTCCTAAAATATTCCATGCGGTTAAAGCAGTTGCACATTCTCCTGCTTTAATAATAGTAGCGAAACGAGGATAAGAACCAAAATATAATCCTCCATTATCAATAGTACTTGCTGTAAATAAACATACATCTAAATCATAAGGTGTAGTATAACTCCCTCCGTTATCAAATAGTACCATAACATTTGAAGAAGTACTGTCGCAGCAAATAACGGCTGTATCTTCCATATCTGGGCTAGAGGCATAAATTACTTTGTCACAATTTGGATCAGAGCAATTTAATGTGCCTTTTAGAGGATGACCATTATAATCATGTCCATTATATGTGTAAGGAGTACCATTTAATGTGGCTACTGATGGAATAAAGCATCCATTTTTTGTGGCACTATGAAGATCACCTCCAAAATAAATTTCTCCCGTCGTTTCATTACTCCCATCTAATCTTAAATATAATCTGTTAGCTGCTGGAATAGTTAATATATTCCCTTGGCTTTGTGCGTATACTAACGGATTTCCAATTAGCAATAGTAGTAATAAAATAATATAGGTATAAATTTTAGTCATGTATTATAGTCCCGAAGATGCTAATATCCGCCATTTATGAGTAGATCCTAACCATTCAAGTGTTACTGTATCAAATTGATCTGCAAGTACAACATCTTCCCCGCCAGTGTCAATTGTAACGGAGTCTGTTCCCGCAAGATGCCACCATGTTTTTCTCAATCCATCTACTGAAGAATCTGCTACTGTACATGTATCCGCTTGACCATCCGATCCAGTAGTTAAATAAACTGTACTTTTACCTACATCATCTGTACAAGTATCCGTAGGATCTGAACACGTTACACTAGCTGGGGCATAAACAACACTTCTTGCGAAATTTACATAATCTACTCCTGATTCTATAATTGTCATTATAGTTTCTGTTCCAGCAGAAAATGATAATACATCACCAGATCCATTATACATTCCTGTGTCTGGATCTGATGTAAATGAGTAAGTAGGAACTGATCCTGTACCACTTCCAGAAGTATAATCAGTAGCACTTACTGTCCCTGTACTATCTACTTTAAACATTTGTGCCGCCGCAGATCCGCCAGCCATTAATTTAACAATAAAGTCAAAATCTTCACTAGCATTTCCCACATCTGTAGCAGCAAATTCAAGCGTTCCTCCTACTTCATAGTTATCTGCCGCTGTTTCTATTTCAGCTTCTAGTCCGACTCCGATACTTGCTGCGGGTGTGCCGTTTGTAGTTGTACCAATTCGTAATGGATAATCAACTGTATTAGTTAGCGTTGTGTACCCTTCTATGTGGACTAACCTATCTGGTAATTCAACTGTCCCTCCTGTACCTCCTCCACCACCTATTTTTAAATACCTATTAGCAGAAGATGCATTAAATGATATAAAACTATCACCAGGAGAAGAATCATCTTCAATATCTTCAGCATTTGCGCCGTTCACATAGTTATTTGATATTACGCTATTGTCGGAATTTGACATTATATATATGCCGTGTGTTCCTACAGTGTCAATTATTGAATTTCCTATAATTAAGTTGTAATCTCCACTATTTATAAGTGTGTGATTAAACTCATTTCCACACTCATATAATAAATTGTTAGACACTAGTACATAATCACTTTGGTCAATATAAATACCAGCAGCTAATGTATTATATATGTTATTACTTTGAATAACGGATTTATCGGATAAACATTGAATACCGTAATCATTACCTCCACCTGACGCATAAATATCATTATTAGCTATTACATAATACCCAATAGAATTACCCGTATAAATAGCGCCATTTACATTTGTAAACACGTTATTTGTTATAATCCCTTTTCCGTCATTTAAATAAATAATAATAGCCGTATCGCCATTCATTATTTTATTGCTAGTAATAAAAACATCTGAAGCGTCGGTAATATAAATAACTTGATCAGTATCAGTTTCTCGATCTAATGTACAATTTTTTATTGTTAAGTTATCAGGATCTACTAAACCTGTAGCTTTATTATCTTGTACTCTAATAGGACGATCTAGTAAATCATGAATATATAAATGATCAATCATAACATTATCCATACCACTAATTTCAATACCGTTATGATCACCTGAAGATTGATTTGCATTATTGCCGTCTATTGCAAAATCTTTAAGTGTTAAGTTATTAACCGCATACTCATCATTAGGATCGGCTCCTGCTGCATAGCGGTTACTTAATACACGATATAATCCAGTATTTGTGTTAGTTGGAATTTTTAATATACTACTCCAGCCTACCCCTTGTATGGTGATATTACTTTTAGTAATAACAATTCCGGTATCTACTACGTATTCTCCCTCTAATAATTGAACACACCCGCCATCGGTTAATGCGTCTATTGCTGTATTAATCGCATCATCTGTAAATGTTGAAACTAAAGTACACTCCGTATTTACTATTACACCAGAATCCAAATTATCAATATCTCCATCATCATCTGTATCATATTGGTTTAGAATATCATATACCGCATTTTGGCTAGGGGCATTAGTAGTGTCGTCATCCCATCCGCTTCCATATGCGTCATCTTCTACAACTACATTAGACACTCCTAATGTATGTTCTGTATCACCATAATAAGCGTGTATTCCATCACTTTCAACCCATATTATACCGTTAGTACTTCCGGGGGCATCTGCTAGTACACCTAAACCTAAATATGCTGATGTTGTAATTGATTCATCAAAATTAAATAAATCTTCATCTTCCATATATGTAATAGTGCCGTCATTCGTAGTACCATTAAAGAGTAGTTTAATATCTTGATCGCCCACTCCGTCAGCAATTGTCAGTTCCCCAGCCGTTCCGTTATGACCAATACGTATATCACTGTCAGTCCCAAATACCCATTCGATATTATCTAGTGCTAACATATCAGTAGCTGACTTAATACCCCAAGCGGTGACTGCGTTCGTGGTCAGATCTTCTACGTTATACCCTACCACTGACGTATGAGTTCCTAACGCAAAAGCAATACTAGCATTATATAGATAACCTGAAGCAATTGTTGCGTTAGCATGAGTGGTACCAATCTGAGAATTAACTCCTGTAACCCCGTAAGCAGTTTGACCATCGCCAGACACGTAAGCTTGGTTTAAACTTCCGTATACCTGATCGATGTTATTAGCCGTACCCGACATAACTAAGTTTTGTAGTCCGTATGTAATCTGATAATAACCTGATCCATCATATGCAGTAGCAGGATTGGCAAACGTTTGAATTCGTAGCCCTGACCTAACATAATTTGAGTTGGGTTCTCCAGGTCCAGCATAGAGACTTTCATCATAATCTGTATAAGTTTTATGTATAACAACCCCAGCCTGATTAAGATTAGTCTCTACTTCTAATTCTGTATTTTCTCCAACTGCTACACCATCAGTAATTGTAGAGTAAGTACCATTAAGAGTACTTCCACTTATAGTGTTACCGGCAGTTATATCATTTTCTATCGTCAGTGATTTCGTGGTAGCATCAAAGTTAAAACTGTAAATTGGTGATGCGGTGACCGTAACTGAAGGAGAAGGAAATGTAGTAGCAGGACAGTTTGCATCATCCCCGCTACACGTGTCTGTATACCATGAAACAGTTGATAAAGTCTCGGTATCATATTCGCAAGTTGTACTGTTCCAACTGAATGCTACTTCATATGCATCAATCGATCCCTCCAACATTTCTACTACAGCCGCAAATTCCGTATAATTTGTAAAGTAGAAAGTACCATGCATTCCCATACCTGGAAGGTTCACTGCTGCAACATATATATCCGCTTCATCATCAAAAAATCCATTTGGATCAGTATATGCGGTGGAAATATCAAGAGATGGACTATCACATGTAGCATAAGACGGCTCTCCCTCTGCTACTAGAAATAGAATGTATCCGCTAGCACATCCTGATTCAGCAGGTGTATTTAGGTAGTCTGTTCCATCATAAACTACTGGCGCACCGTTAAGAAGTGCGGACGTAACTGCTCCGCACTGATATCTATCATCACTTGTTATATTATCTTCTACTGATAAATTTCCAACTTCTGAAAGGTCGTTTCCGTTGAGATCCGTATCATCTGTTAAATTAATACCTGAAAATGACGGAGTTGCTGTAGTTGCGATATCTTGTACTGTACTAATTGTAACATCCCCGTCTTCTCCAACAAGTACATCATTTGCTCCCCCTGTAAGTCCTGTACCTGTTACAAGGTCTTTTTCAGTTGTAACAGATCCGCTTTCTACAGTAGCTGGGGGAGAAAGGTCGGCATTAACATTAAAGGGGATAAAAAGTGTGAGTAGTAAAATAACAAAAGTAAATTTTTTCATTGTGGTCCTCTTTATTGGTTATTACTGCTTTTAGATTTTTTGGTTTGTTTACACGATTTTTTGGTTTGCTTTTTTGTTTGTTTACGCGATTTTACTTTACGAGTTTTGGGTTTAACTTTTTTATAATGTATAAGTTCTCTAGCCAAATTAAGTTCTGCTGTAGTTAATGAATACCCTTGTGATGACAACGCTTTTTTAGCAGTTGTATTAAACACAGCTTCTTTAATTTTACTTTTTGAGTCCCCTAAATTTTTCTTTTCTAGTGTTTGTAATTCTTTTTCAACATAATCTTCTGTATAATCCCATAAAGTATCTAATATTCCTTTAATTTTAGGATTCAAGATTTTCCATAGTAGCCGTAATAATGGGATAAGAAACTGAATAGCAGTTCCAAATTTAGCTACAAATGCTGCAATAGCTCCCATGGTAGTTCTCCTATTTATTTTTTATGTTGTTTTTTATTAAATTTTCTAAGAGTCATAGCAAGTGCTGCTCTACGTCGTGTAGTAGGATTTTTACTTTTTTTAGCTTTTGCTAGATCTTTTAATGTAATTTTTTTGCCTTTCTTTTTCTTTAATGTTTTACGTAAAGCCCCTTTCTTTTTAATAGCATTTTTAATCCAGGGTTTTGCCATTATATTATTTCCTTTTTGTTGGGGTTTGACGTTTTTTTCTAGATCGGCGTTTTGGTTTAATTTTAGCTTGTTTATATAAATTATAACAAATGGCAGTTGCTTGTGCTTGAGTTTTTTGTTCTTGTTTCATTAAATAAGGAATACACCGTGAAACAAAGTCTTTTTGGCTTTCGCCCTTTTGTACATTCGGCATATTAAATCTCCTAAATTAACATATCCAAGTTATCAGGATGTTCAGCTGCATGACAATATTTACAAAGTACTTCCCCGTTTGAGGTTTCCCATAATTCAGGAATATTATCTAAATCTTTTAAAGTTTCTTGAAAATCTATATATTTGCGATTTTTATATTTAAAATACTTATATAATATTTCTGATACTTCTGTTTTATGATGTACTTGTAAATATTTATTAGTTCCACATACTTGACATCTATTACCTTGTATTTTTATTACTTCATTTCTCCATTTTTGATAATTTGAAGAAAGGCGTAACATATTTGATACTATATGTTGTTTGGTATTATTATTATATTTCATGTTGTAAACTTTTTTTCATGGCTAAAATAAAATGTTTATCTTTATCAATAGACATTTTAAAATGTTTACGTATAGTTTCAACAGAGTCATTAATATTGATTGTAGATTTTGCTACTACACCAATACTAAAAGTTAACCCCGTATTTCCATTAATATTTGAGTTAAACCACCGTACCATATAAGTATTACCATTAATATCTTGAATATCATTTACAAATTCTTTTACTTTATATGATCCTTTAATTAATTCACTATGTACTAATTCAACAATATGTTTTGACTCTGTAGGAATAAATTCTTTCCAACTTTTTCCTATAAGTTCATTTGATGATGGGAATCCTAATTGAAACGCCACTGCTTGATTACAATAAATTATTTGCATTGTTTTATCTAGCACGACAATTAAATTATTGGAATCCTCAAATACATTCCAAACATTAAATACAGTACGTTTTAAATCAGTTAATGCGGAAGATACTTTAATAAAATTAGTGATTTCTCCTTCTGTATTTCTAACTGGGGCTACATTTCCTACTTCCCAATAATATTCTCCTGATTTTGTCTTATTTAAAAATTCTCCACTCCATACATTTCCATTAGTAATAGTATCCCATAAATGTGTATATATAGATGGAGAAAGTTTACCAGATTTTAGCATCCTAGTACTTTTACCTAATGCTTCTTTTCGCGTATAACCTGTAACTTGTGTAAAACGCGGATTAACATATGTAATAATTCCTTTTGTGTCTGTAACTATTACTACACTATGAGAAAATTCCATTGCTGTTTGCAGTTGTACTAATTGTTCGTGTTCTTTCTTATTTGCGTGGATATCAATTGAAATACCCACAATACCTATTACTTTTCCTGCTTCGTTTTTTAATGGATATTTATCTGTTCTATGCCATCGTCTAACCCCGTTAACTACTATTTCTTCTACAATATTTTTTATCGGTTCGCCATTTATTTGGATAAGTTGATCATGTTCCCAATATATGTCTGCTAAATCATGAGGACATAACTCCCAACATGATTTGTTTTCTATTTTGTCCTTTTGTAGATTTAATGCAACGGCTAATGAGTTATTGACTTTTAATAATCTATTATTGGTATCTTTTACGTATACTAATGCTGGAATGTTATCAAGAATTGTGGCCGTTGTAATTTGATCTATCTTATCCATTTTTAATCCTGCTATACTATTATAAATGTTAACACAAGTAATAAAATAATACTTGCCATTCCTACCCAACCCACATACATATAATTTTTAATAGCTTCATGGGCTTTAGTATTTTCAGATTGATTTTGTGCCATTGCAATTTGTATTTGTCCAGCTTTTTCTACATAATCTCCCATTTTATCTGTCATATTACTAATCGCTTGTAATACTTGATCTGTTTTTTTAACTGATTCTTCGTTACTTTTTAATAAAGCTTGAAGTTGAGTTAACACAAGAGTATGGAGTTCCACCATATTCTTGTGGGATTCCATAAATAAATACATATCCTCTTTGCCGAATGTACTATCTCCCACATTACTCCCCCTTGTTAACTTTTAAAAAATTAATAATGCCAGTACATAAGCTATTAGCAATAATATCAATAGCTCTAGGGTGTAATAAAAATAATCTATCTATAGGATGAGTAATAAAACAAACTTCGACAATAATAATTGGACATGTAACAGTATTTAATAAATAAATTTTATTATGTTTATATAATCCACTACCATCTCTTCGTATTTTAAAAGGCAGTGAATGTATCATACTTTGCATACAACATTGAGCTAATAATTCACATTGTTTAGTATGCCTATCAGTATATACAATTTCCATTCCGCAACTAACTTTAGATAAAACGACATTCGGCCCTGCGTTAAAATGAGTTTCAACTGCCACTTTTGGGGTGTAATCACTAATTGCTTTAGCTTTATATTCTAATGATTTTGAATATGGAGTTATATGAGAAGCGTCAATAATAGTAGTAGTAAACCCAGCTTTAATAAGTAAATCGTATAATAATTTATTTATAGAGGCAGATAAATCATATTCAGCATAAAGTTTGCCTCCAAAATCTCCAGAAGCACCTTTAGCATAACTAGAATGGGCGTTACTTAGTATGATATCCATAGATAGAATACTCCCTTCGTATTTATAGCATTCTATATTATGATATCATTTTAAAATTTAATAATCAACTAAATTTCAGGATCTTCGAGAAATTTATTTAAAAATAGTGTGCATGTATAAGCAATAAATGGGTCAACTATAGGACTAATGATACCAAACCCTAATAAAGATACTATAAATCCAACCCAAACTGTCATACATTTATTACAAGTTAGTAAATAATACAAAGTTTTATATTTTTTAAATTTATCTATAACTAATGAAAATATATATTCTGAAGAAATAATTGTTGCTATACCATAAACACATAATATATACAAAATTATATTAAGTAGCATTTCTATAAGTTTCTCCAAATTTTTCTAATAATGCTTGCCCTGTTTTGTATTCATTCATATAACTGTCAAATGAAACTTCAGATACATCTTCAATAGCAAAATGAGTACACTGAATTTTTGGATCGACAACTATATCAAAACCGGCTTCTCTAATTTTTTCACAAAATATAACTTCTTCTGTCCCTTCAACTATCCCATCTTTTCTACTAGACCGATAACCAAAATAAGGTAATTCTATATGTTTAAAGATTTTAGTGTCTACCAACATACATCCCATTCCCACTAAATCTACAGTAAATAACTCATCTTTAGGATAATCATAATAATGTGTATAGTGAATACCTTCTTTGTGCTTATAAACTACAGGTAAATGAGGCGGAGCTTGATGAAAATACATACCACTAACAACTGGTAACTGATGCGCTAATAATTGTGTTATAATCTCTGCCGGATGTTGCATATCAGCATCCACAAACATTATATAATCTGCTTCATGCTCTAATGCTTTTAATACCGCTTCATTTCTATTTTTACATAATGGAAATGTCGTTTGTATCTGTGTATAATAACTTACTACACCATACTTTTTCCAATTAATAAAATGAGAAGGATGAATGATTCGTAAAAAATTGGCAAAAAACTTTCTGTATACAAAAGGCATAGATACAGGAACATAAATACAAAGCAATTTCTTTTTGTCAGGATCAGCATCAAACCGCCTAAATTCTTTCTTTAAGGGTTTTCCATCTAATCCAATAATATTATGTTTCGGAACACTTAATTTTTTATCTAGTTGATGAATCGCGCCTGTTTTTCTATTCTCTTTCATTTCTTCACCTTTTATTACTTTTCTGGCAGTTTTAGAGGAATTTTAGTTTGGGTTTTCTTTAATCTGTCTTTGGCATGTTTAACTAAATTTGAAAATCCGTCAGCTTGTGTATTAATTGCGGGAGATGGTTGTGCTGCATTAATAGCTTTAATCGCATCCATCTGCTCTTTTGGTATACTTTCTTTCTTAATTCTCTTCGGAGTAGTTGATTTTGCTTCAGTAGACTTTACAGGCTTTAAATCCTTTTTAAAATCTACAATAGGAGTCTCTCGCTTTTCTAACTTGTCAAGGGTTTTAGAGTTCGCAACAACAAATGCTCTACTTAAATCAGGACCGTCATCTGCATATACATATAATCCTTTTCCCACCATATTAGCAGCAACACCTTCATTTACTCTCTTTATAGACCCGTCTGCTACTTTCTTTATTGTCCGTATTGCTAGGGGCATTTTAATTCTCCTTCTATATATAAATAGAATAGGGGAGTAGAGTTACCCCTACCCCCCTATTCAGTCAAAAAATTAAGTACAAGATGAGTAGGTAATTGCGTCGTTCTGAATAATAAATCCAAAATCTGCGCGTAAACACCCCATACCATAAATAGTGTCAATCGTTACTAGCCAAGCAAGATACTCAGGAATATAGTTAGCCTGTACACGAGGATTCATTTGCATTAGTAGAGCAATAGCATCCCGATGAAAAGCTAGCGTATTAATGGTATCAGATGTTCCAGTACCAGTAGCCGCTAATTGCTGAGTCATCCATACAGTAAACCCATGAATAGTCCCAAGTAGACCCTTCTGAATAGGCATACCATCATTGTTTAGCATACGATGTTCGGTAAAACGAGCAATCTTAAGTAGCTCATTATATTGCTGGGGAGCTACTACTAGGTGCCGATCTTCAGGAGGAACATCATTCTCGTCAAGTAGAGTCTTGGCAAGTAGAATGTCGTTCTCATCAAGCACACTAGAGTTACCAACGGAAGTTGAATCGATACAATCAAAACAAGTTCCCGCCTTTGTAATTAAATCATCATCAATTACTTTAGCAATCGCATAACCAGCACGCTTTGTGTAAGATCCACGTAGATTTACAGAAGTCTGAATCTCTACAAAATCTTCAACCACAAAGCTTGTTTCCTTATGCTTATCTACTGTAATAGCTAGACAACTTTCGTCGGGTGCCTGAACTGTTACAGCTGTCTTTACTGCCTTATCATGAGCAGTTAAATTAGATAGAGTAGGAATATTAACGGTGTCACCCTTCCCACGAACTAGGTCGGAATAACTCGTGTTAACTAGTTTTGCCATGACTAGGTTGTGTTCTAGTGCATCTAGAACTTCGTCTGCCCAAATCTCCGCGCTGTTACTTTATGACCTAGTATTAAAACTAGGCGGATAATTATCTCTAATTATCTCTACACGTTTCCGTGTAGTTCAGACTGTATCATAGACTCGTTATTATGAGTCTCACTTATTTGTTGCTGGTATTTAAGATCTAATTTATACTGCATAGTAGGAAAAAAAGACACTATAGGTTTTACAATACTTATAAATTTTAGTGCGTTTTGCGTGTTGCACCACAATCTGGCGTGTTCATGATCAAACGACACTTTAAAGGACAAATCAAATTTTTGTTTTAACATTACTGCAAACATTTGATTTTCTTCTACTGTAAAACCTTGGGTATTTAAATATATATAACGCCCTTGAATTTTATTTGTTTCTTTTTTCCTACGTAATGAAAGATGCCCATCATCCATATATAGAAAAGCGAGACTAACGTCTGTAAAACGATTTAAAAGTTTTCTATTAATTCGCTTTATTGGTTCACCTTTTCCATATATTAAATTAAAAAGATGTTTAAGTTTTCTTTCATTATAATATGCGTATCTGTATTTATATCCGTTATTATCTACACAAGTACGTAAACTTTTTGGTTTAATATAAGGAGATAAAAATTTTACTTTTTCGTCTACTAAATCTAATTGGTCACCCCCGTGCCGAATATATAGTGCAATATTACCACTTTTTAATCGGTGACCGTAACTATCTCCTAAATACATTCCAAGCATAGCGGAATTAAATACATGCGTTGTACGGGCTAGTCCATCTTTGAACCATTTCTCCCTTGTTTTATTACCAGCCATAGTCGTTGCACCTTCGCAGACGGCATTACTAATCTTAGCATTAAAATCATATATATTATATTTTAATGATAGAGGATTTTGTTGTTGCATTTCGTCTCCGATTGGCTCAGGATTGTCCTTTTATAGGATGTTCCCTGAATTAAAAGTGTTTTCTTATATAGTCACCTATATAAGCCCCAAGATTAACGGTTAGGGATAAAGCAGGTCACTTCATCATCGTGTGTTATAAAACTTGTACCTAAAGCCATTAGTATAACCTCCTACGGTCATAATGAATAATGTTGATCAATTTATTCTCGTACTCGTCCTTCATTGTAGGCTTTTAGAATTTCGCGCTGGCGTTCTTTGTATTCCTTTGGCCTATTTTTACGCATATCAGCTAATTCAGCCTTTGAGAACATGCGTTTTCCGCCACTGATTGTGCCTAGATTTCCTTGTGACCCACTTCCGCTACCGGCAACCTTGGAGCCAACAAGATTCCAGTTATCGGGGTCTTCAAGAAATACTTTTACGCGCTCATTTAAAGACATTTCACCGTCTTCTGCCTTATAAATTGGGATTAATCGATCTTGATCAACTACGAATTCATGTTTAAGGAGTTGTAGTAGTTGTTTAGGGTTAACTACATCATTAGCAACTGCGGCTTGAATTAAAGCATTTTGAATGATAGTTTCATCACGAGATTTGATTAACTCTCTTTCACGTTGCTCAAACTTAATTCTCATTTCTTCTTTAGTCTTTTCTAACTCCTTAGCACGTTTCTCTGCTATTTCTACCCGACTGAGTTTAGATTCGTCCTCTTTCTCCTTAGATCGTCGGGCTTCCTCAAGTTTATCTTTTAAATCTTGAGGGTTATCAACACCAAAATGTTGAACTAATAAACTTTGAAATTCGGACTCTTTCTTTTGTTGAGCCTCTAATTTCTTTCTTGTTTCTCGGGCTTCTTCTCTTAGCTGCTGAATATAGTTACGATCAACATTAAGTTTATCATCGTCCTTATGCATACCGCTATCTTCACTTTCAGGGGGAGTAGATTTTCCTTCAGTTACAGATTGTGCCAAACCTTGTTTTTGTTTTAGTGCTTCTTGATACTTACGTTCAAGGTCAATCTGTTTATCTACAGGATCGTCTGCTACCTTACGTCCTCGTTCACCCGTTTCTGTTGCCTTCAGTTCTTGGTTAATTGGATCTGCCATTATAACCTCCTGCCCCGAATCGTCAGAGCTACTTAAAAATAAAAGTAAATAATATTAATTATTTACTCTGTCTGTATTACACAGTGTTATCATTTCTATTATTATAGTATTATATTTTATTATTAAAGTCAAGGTATATTTTAAACACTCGTTTTATTTCGTCTAAATTTTGCTTGTCTACTCGGCTTTTTTATATTTGGAATAGGTTCTGTAATACGCTTAGGATTTTGTTTATTTTGTTCTTCTTGTACTTTTTGGGTATTTTCTGTTGCTAACTGTTGCCCTTCTTTGCCTACCATAGTGTCACTTACTGTATTTGTGTTCCCTCCTCCATCATATAATAAAGTGGGATCATCCAGATATTTATTAGCTTCTATTTCTTTATAAATTTCAGAAACTATTTCATCTTCTGCGTGAGGTAATACTTGATGTACTAATCTTTTTGCCATTTCTTTATTTAATCGTCCAGAAATAGCATTAGTAGTTACTTTAACATATAAATCAACAATATCTAATGGTGAAGTAATATCAAACTTATCAGGATAGTGTACTCGTTCAGGAATAATATTAGGTTCCCCTTGCCATAAATACACAAATTCATTAACTTTATTTTCGGTATTTTCTAGACTTTTAGCTTTAGCAGCAAGAAATACAGCCATATCTAAGAATTTCATTTCTTCTGCTTTACCCGTTTGTCCTGTCTTTTCAATCATAGAAGTTTTAGCCGATACTAGTCCTGATAATCTAAACATTTCTCTAGCATGATTAACTACCATATCCCAAATAGTACGAAGTTGTTTAGTATCAGGAGAAATAAATGCAGGAGGATGTCTAGCTTCAGCAGGGTATGTAAATGCAGATGCTGTTCCTATTGCTTTTAATGCTCTTGAACCACCTTCTCCATCTACTTCATCGGCAGTCATAGAACCATCATCTGGACATATTAATTGAGAGAAAGTTTGTCTACAAATCATTTCATCTAGAGTACTACACCAATTAAAAATAGCTTTATTAGATTCAGCCACATCCTTTATCATACTTTCCCCAACAAGATTTAAATCAACATCTTTATGGTAATGCGTAACTAAAGGAATACGTCCTAAACCATGCCATCCTCTGTCAATTTCATCATTATTTTCATTATAAATAATCCATTCATTAGGAGTCCACACTTTATATTGAACACTTTCTATACGTTCTTGCATAAAATCAGCATCATCATATACAGTTTCGCATAATAAAATCCAATTTAATTCTTGAGTTTCTGGATTAATTGACCAATCTAATAAACTTTGAGGTTGTACAATAGTAGCATAGGGGTTTAAAAGAGAATTATGATATTTAGTTAACTTTTTTCCTTCTTTTTCTAACTGGAGCATTTCTTTAGTTTTATTTGGTTTATCAATTAGAATGTGAATAGTACCATATAAAGCCCCAAGAATGCACACTTTTCTCATAAACTCATGAATATTAGTTCCTCGTCTATCTACATTTTCTCTAAATATAGTAAGTTTTTTATCTGCGGGGCGAGTGGCTTCTTTTTTATAAATAAAGTCAGAAGGGATAGTAGCAATAGGACTACAATAATTTAGATAATATGCTCTATTCTTACGCCGGGTATAATCGCCAGGATTTTCAAGTCTATGAGTTTCTAAATGGGTTTCAATGTATTCATCTCCTCCATTAAAACTTAGAAGATAGAACTCCCAATCATCAATATACGCATCATATAAAGGGTGACGGCGATCTTTAATTTTAAATTCTGTCATTTGGTTATTCTCCTAGTATGTTAAAATCCTACATTTACGATTACCAGCTACAGTAGACGCAATTTCCAAAGCATCAAGTACATCATCGTATTCTGATTTTGGAAAGTGCATTAACTCATCTAGTAATTCGTATTGAGTTTTTTGTATTTGTATTAATCCACTATTTATGGGAGGTTCTAATCTATCTATACGAGAACGTTTATTTACTCTTAAGTTATATAATTTTAGTTTTCCCATTAAACTAGGTACTTCTCGTAATATTAAATCTTTATATAATTTCAATGCGTCAGAATCAATACCAAAATATCTATAATCATATAATTCATGCATTCTTTTAATATATTTAATACTATCAGAAGGGCTTAGTGTATTATCAGCTTTCACATCTAAAACATACATTATACCAGTTTTAGGACTTTTACCGATAGTTACAATAGCAGTTAAGTCCCCTTTCTTTTTAGCATCTCCACTAGCAGGATCAATTGCGCCATAAATAATTAAAGTATCTAAATCAATATCACTTCTGTTATAATAAACTATTTTTTCTGTATCAAATAGCACAGAACTTGGATCAATTGGATTATTCTGTTTTTCGCTATTCTTGACAACCGCATTTGGAATTGTGTAGTTGTGGTTAACGTCTACTGAAATACCATATACTTTTGTCGGCTGATTTGTTATAACTCTCTCTATCTTTTGAATTTTACTGTATAAATTTTCTTCATATATCCAAACTTGTTTTGCCCGTTTAGTTTCTATTTTTTGTAAACTCCATAAAGGCTGAGTAGAATATGTTTTCCCACGAAAGTTAATTTCTCCATGATCTTTCATTTTATACATATAAGTAATTTCTCTATGTCTTAACCACCCAATTTGAAAATCATGTAGTAACTGCCAACTAATACTATTAACTCCTTTATAACCTCGAATGTCATATCCATCTCCTGCAATATAACCACCCCATAAAGAAGAAAAACAATCTTTGCACAAACATTTAATTTCATTATACGGTAAATGTTTGTTCTTTGCTCCTTTTCCATATAATTTAAGATACTGTGATAACTCAGGAGAACTAAAAGTTAAAGTAATAACCTTATCACTTTCACTACTACCTTCTCGTATAGTAAAAGTTTGTCCGTAGTTATATTTTTTACTTATTCTAATTACTTCATTAAAATATGGGATTTCATCAATATGAGCCGCAAAATTTACTGTATTATTTGTTGTACTTGTCCACCCTTCCGCTAAATAATACCCAATTAACCACCACCAATCAGGGTCACATAGGTGTTTTCCCTGCACTTTTGGCGGTAGTGGCATAATAACAGCATCCCCGACATTTATATCCTTTGCAAACTTCCATCGGGTTTCGTTAGTAAGTATTCTGTTATTTACTGTTTGCTGTTTATATTCAGTATTAAATCCGCTTAAATATGCTGATAAATGTTGGTGATTTAGTATGTATTGTTTATATTTTACTTGGGGCCAAATTAAAAATGGATGTTCTTCAGTTGCTTCTATTGTTTGAGATACCCCCGCTATTTTAATTTTATATATATCAGAATCGGTATACCTAGAATTCACGTATGTTACTTTTTGTGAACTTCCGTCTTTAGTTATTACTTTATCACCTTCTTTTATATCTTCGATGTTTTTAAAACTGTAATCCTCTAAAATAATAGGAGTGCCTTGTTTAAAACAACTATAGGCTTTTATTCCGGCATTAATTTTATATTCTTGTATTCTATAATATGGGTCACCTTCGGGCCATAAAACTTCAACCCCTTCTAACATTTCTTTTTTGTGCGTATTAAAAAATAATTCAGCTGTTTCAATTCTATTACTATCTGAATAATTAGTATAAATGTCTTTCCATGTTTGCCATAATGGAGATTTAGAATCTTTATAAACCGCTTTAAATAAATGTTTATCCCAACCTAAAAACTCAGATGGGCTGACTAATTTAGCTAATAAACTTTTTGGATGAATAATTGTTCCCGTTAAAATAACATCCATTTTATAACCTTCTTCTTTTGCACCCTCCATACCTAAAATAACTTTAGTTAGCCAATCCTCTAATTTATCTCTTTGCGCTTTTGTATTGACATGCTCATCATTTTCGAGATCGTCAAGATGGATTGCGTCAGGTCTTCTAGCACCCTTTTTTTGTGTACCGCGTAATTGTTTTCCTGCACCTAAAGCTACAATACGTACATTATTATTTGTATCAATTTCTTCCTTTTTCCATTTCGGCCCTTCCCCTACTATATGAGGAAAATGTTCTGCTAATTTTTCATTTGTTGTTAACTCATATTTAATAGATTCCAAATTAGCTTCTACCGCTCTACTTGTATCACTAACCATTACAATGTATTTTTTTTGTTCAAACGCGATACACCAAATAGGTAGAATAACATGAATAATTTGTGTTTTAGCGTTACCTCTTGGGGCGGCAATAGCAACACGATTAGAATAGTTACTTTGGTTAATTTTATAGATTAAATCATAAAGTAAAAAATGAAACTTACTACTAGGGCATCTAATTATATGATCAAAATAATAATGTGCAAATACATCAGGTCTTTTATAGCATAATTGTAACCATTCTTCCATAGTTACTTCTAATTCAGCCATTATTAAACTCCCATTCTTTCTTTGGTCATACTCAATCTATTAGGAGAAGGAGGGCGCATAAAAATAGCAACTTTACTTTTACACTTTTTACACTTATATCCTATTGATTCACTTTCTGTTAACCGTTCGACAATGACATTATTACATTGAGGACAGTATATGTATTTGACAGCTACTAATAGATTTTTAGGTTTTTCTTTTCGCTCATTACATTTACAACCCATAATTCACCTATTCACTAATTCCAGAAATAATTGAATTAGCTAATTGATCTAATTTTCCTGTTTTATCCTCCAACTGATGGTTTACTTGGAAAATTAATTTACGATTATTATTAATTTGTACTTTTTGATTATTTTCTTTATCTAAGCCCCATACTTTAGATCGCAATTCAACAGCAGAAATTAATATTTTCTTAAGTTCCACAATATCTTCTACAGGATATCGTGCAGCCCGTCTTAAACGTAATCTATTTTCTGGTTCTAATTCTGGATCATTTAGTGCATCTTCAACTTCTCTTCGTATAATATCATATTGGTCATCTACAGTATTAACTACACTGAATATTTTTCTAATTATTGTTTGTATTTGTTCATCTAATTCACAACGTTTAGCATCTTGATATTCAGGGGTTAATGTTTTTAAACTTTGTTCTACTAATATAGCTTTATACTTTTGTAGTGTGGTATGACTGATTTGAAGTTCTTTACAGATAACACTATCAGCTTTTCCTTTAGCTTTAGCTTCTTGTACTGCTACTAAATTATCTATATGCTCTTCAATATTTCTAGTAGATTTAACTAATTTTGAAGTAGACATGTGACCTCTTTAACTTTTTTATTGCATTTAGTAATTCTATATTATATAATTATATTATGTTTGTCAACTAGTTTTATTAAGAATATTAGTTTTTTGGAGGGTATTAGAATGCTTGAAACAGGAATTAATGAATACGGGAAAGAAAAACTTAAAAATTTAGCAAAGTATACTAAACTATCACGATATCCTATTATTTGTAAATGGAAAGACCTTCATGTTGCCTCTCCTAGAAAGTTTATCTATTATTTTGCCATACCTGATGATAAAGGAAATACATTTGTTATCCCTGCTAAATGGTGTGAAGATATAACAGAAAATGGAGAAGAATATTTTATTAACTTAGAACTAAATAATAATGCTATTTCTCAATTAGGCCAAGTTGCAAAATTTAGTTCTGATGTAATTTATCCTATTCTTGATGTTTGGCAGGATGAAGTAACAGAAGACGGCAAGAAAAGATTTAATGTTTATTTCGCAATTTTAAATGTGGAAAAAAAGTTGTTCGCCGTGCAGTCAACGTGGGGAAAAGTTGTTATACTAGATAAAAACGACACCCCAGTCTACATTGTTTAGTACTTGACAAATGGTCGAAAGTGTGGTATAAAGGAGTATAAATCCCTTTAGATATGGAGTATTTTGTCATGCATAAGTGTTGGTGGTGTCATAAAGAAGAAAAACCTTACGCCTTTGGATTATGTTTATCTTGTTACAGATGGTTTTTACGCGCAATCCAAAGCCCTCCATTACGTTGCTCAGTATGTGAAAAGATAATATCGAAAAAGCAAGAAACAGATTTATTATGTCCAAACTGTAAAAAAGAAATAGAAATATCTTTATTTGTACCTAAACGAGTAACACACATGGAGGATAAATATGAAACTATTTCAAAATTTTTAAATAGTTTAACAGCACATAATTTAGATCCAGAAATACAACTAACAGCTATTCTTAAATTCAAAAACAGAAAGTTAGCTAAAATAGTTTGTGATAGATTTTACGGCAAAAAAACATTACATGAAATAGGGCAAGAATATAAAGTATCACGAGAGTATATTAGGCAGTGTGAAGATAGGGCGGTTAACTTATTAGAAAAGTATGTTAATGGAGATATTTTATAACATAGAAAGGAAAAATCATGCCTATTGTAAATGTAATTACTTCAAAGAATACAGTTAAACTTGATTTGCCCGAAAAAGTATATTTTGATGACATAATTACTGTAGAATACGCGGCGGCTCGAAAATCTACTACTCCACCTAAACGAAAACGTGGTAGGCCAAAAGGATCAAAGAATAAGGTTAAAAGCATTAAAAAAACAAAGAAGTTAACTACAAAATCTTTTACGAAGAAAGTTAAAAAAGCGAAAATTTCGACAGAAGTTAAACCGACAAAACAAAATAGTATTCCAGAAGATTTTATTGCTTCTAACGCACATACAAAAGTAAAAAGAACTAAAAAGGTAAAAGAACGGCTTGAAGTGGATAAAACATACAAATTTAATGGGGTTATTGAAACACTAAAATTCCAATTTAGTAAAGAAGGTTATCCGTATTTACAATTTGAGCAGTTTAATGTTATGCCTTTTAACGTATCTTTTGACATTACCCGCGCATATACACATCTTTATATTAATTTTACCCACTCATCTCTTAAACGTGAATTTACTACAGCAGGAATTACTACTACATTAGGAAACGCATTTCAAATTCCTTCTAATTACACTCCGCATTTAAGTAAAAAAGAAAAGATGTTTTTATACTTTCTTCGTAAATGGTGTTCAGAAAATGAAAAATTAACTACTAAACAACTAGAAGAAATGGAGCTTGAATGGAATAAGCCAAAAGAAATTGAAATTATTGATATAGGAAAGGAATAATAATATGGAAAATCATGATATTTGTATTTACCATGATGATTGGGACGGTTTTGCGGCGGCTTTTTGTATATGGAGGCAATATGAGTGGGCAGTAGACTATTATCCTTTTACCCACGATAAAGAACTTGATTTAGACTTAGTTAAAAATAAAAATGTTTACATCTTAGATTTTTCTTTTGATTTGGCTACTACTTTAAAGATAAAAGAACTGGCACAAAATCTTTTAATCATTGACCATCATATAACAGCCTACCGTAAATTAGGTGATCTTTCTTACTTTCATTATAATCCTAATATGTCTGCTTCTTTAGCTACATGGAAACACTTTTTTTGGGTTAAAGCTCCTCTATTATACGAATATATTGATGATATAGATTTGTGGAAAAAAATACTTGCTAATACTGATGAAGTTTATTATGCTTTAGACTCTTATCCTCGTATATTTCCTGAATTTGATCGACTATTTAAATTAGGAGATAAAGGAATTGAAACGTTAATTAAACAAGGAACTATAATTAAAAAGTATGTAGACAGAAAAATTAATAATATCATAAATAATAATACCACAGAAATTTCGATTAATAATAAAAAGGTTAAAGCTATTAATTCTCCTGTGTGGCAATCAGAATTAGGAAATAGATTAGCAACTGATTACGGCCAGGGTTTAATATATTATGATAAAGATAATATTACAGAATATTCTTTACGGTCTGATGGTATAGTAGATGTATCTGAAACAGCATCTAAAATGGGTGGTGGAGGACATAAAGCGGCAGCAGGATTTAATACTACTTGTTATAAACGTCAGTTATTTAGTGCTGATATGGAAGAGTCACAAATAGAACAGGCTTTAAAACATATTGATGAGCAATGTCTTTTAAAGTACAAAAGAGGACAATTTAAATATGGTCCTTTAAATTTAGATCAAGACAAGCGTAATTTTAAACAAGAAGCGGTAGAAGAATACGAAGATCTTTTAAATTATCTTAAGATTGGGTTACTTAAACTACTTAATTTAAAAGGGGAATAGTATGCGAAAACCTAATATTGTATTTGTTGGTGGAAATTGTAGTGGAAAAACGACGCTTGCAGAATGGGTAATTAAGAAGTATAATTATGAATATTCTTATTTAAACCAAACACGTAGACTAATTAATGATCAATATGATGGAAGTTTAATAAATGCAAGAAAAGATAATTTTAATTTTCAAAAAGAGTTATTAAATCATAAAACATATTGGGAAACTAAACATAAGAGTAAAGGATTTGTATCAGATAGATCAACACTAGATAATTTAGGTTATTTACTAGCGTTTAATAATAATTTAGATACTACTGAAGTTTTACACTACCAACATAAAGCAACAATTCATGCACGTAAAACTTATGATATTATTTTTTGTATAAATCCTTTATTTGACGTACAGCAAGATTTATTGTCTCCATCTGATATTTGTGAGCAGTTAAGAGTATTTTATATAGTAAAAGGATTGTTATTTGAGATGGATGGACATATGACTTTTGATAATACTGTTTATATACTTGATACAGATATGGGAACAAGGAAATATATAATTGAGCAAAGTATTTTTGATTATTATAAAACGAAAGATAAAGGACAAAAAGAATGAGTTCTCCATTTCTAACAGTAGTAACTAGATGTTATAAAAAACCAAAATGTCTACAAAATAATATACGATCTTTAAAAATACAAACAGATCCAGATTATGAACAAATATTTATAGTAGACAAAGTAGGGCATGGTTTAGCCGCAGCAGACAAGGCTTTAAATAAGTATAAAGAATATATTAATGGTAAATTTGTATTAGTTTTAGACGATGACGATATGATTACTAACAAAAGCTTTATTAAAACAATTAAAAATGTTGATAAGTTTTTTTCTCCTGAACTAATCATTTGGAGAGGATATTTTACTGAAATTGATTTTGTACTTCCTCCTATTGACACTAGATGGAATGACCAACCTGTAAAATTTTTAATTGGGTCATTTAATTATTGTGTTAAAACAGAATTATATAAAAAATATATTAATTTATGTGCTACAGGAGTATCTGGAGATTTTGATTTTTTAGAAGGTGTAGTATCCGAATTAGACCGCAGTAAAATAAGATGGTTAACCAATATAATGGCACAAACACAGCAAAAATCGTTTGGAAAACCAGAGGATATATAATGACTAAAACGTTACCACAATTTGTTTTTATTCATATACCAAAAACGGGGGGTGGAACCTTTCATAAACTAATAAAAAATATATATCAAGAACACTATATTCAAGGAATACCTAAGAATAAACAAATTGCTCAATTTAATGTTATTTTGGGGCATTTTAGTTATGATAAAGCTATAAAATGCGGGTTAGGTGCGCGGTCTTTTATTACATGGGTACGAGATCCCATTGAGCGAGTAATTTCTCATTATTTTTGGGCTTTTTACACAGAAAACACAAAATATGTTAATATAGGGCCGTCACAAATAAAAAAGTTTAAAAATAAAATAGGTATTACTGAATTTGCCCGCATAATCCCGAATCAAATGACAACGTATATGGGAAATGATATTTCAAAATACACATTTATAGGAGTTCAAGAATTTTATACAGATTCTTTAAAAAGATTTCAGGACGTATTTAATTTATCTTTACCGACTTCTTATCCTAATTATAATATAGGAATAAATAAACAAAAAGTATCGGATAGTGATAAAGAAATTATACGTTCTTATAATAAACAGGATTATATATTGTATAATTTAATATTAGAACATTTAAATTACAGAGGAGTAAAATAATGCTAGATGTTATCATTGCTAATAGCGAAGGAGTATTAAATAAACAAACAATAGTTAACATAATTAATAATCCTCCAATAGTAACATTAGCCACATTATCTCTTTTTAGGTATAAAGATTTATTTAGTACACTAAAAATTAATGCTAAAACAGCCTGTATCCCTATTAATATCTGCTTAAGAGTACAAGCGGTTGATCAAATGCCATTAGAATACCAACTAAAAGTTTTAGAACTTCTACATAGGGGTTATAAAAATTATGATGTGCAATTTACTTATAAAAATCACGGTTCAGGTATTCCGCGCCACGATGTAGTTAATAGAGCATTAAATCATTTTGATAGTGAATTTATTTTAACATTAGACGATGATATTCATATGCCGCGTTATGGTATTGAAAGTTTAATTTCTATATTAGTAGATAATCCAACAATAGGTGCAGTAGGATTATGGTTAGATCCTTGGACGGCTGTGTGGGAAGAACAAAACAATATGTTAGTTCACCGTTCTCCACAAAAAATTATAGAAGATGTCAAAGCTATAGGATCAGCAACAATGTGTGTACGAAAGGAAGTATTTAAAACATGTAATTTAGATCCTGAATATTATATAGGATGGGGAGATATGGATTTTTGCGCGCAGATGGTACATAACAACTGGAAAATTGCGATGTTAGCTGTTAAAGGACTTAAAGCAGTTAATACAGGGCATAATTCTAAAGAATATAGTAAGATACGGCACGATAAAAAAATAACAACAATTAGTAAAGAGAGATATTATAATAAATGGCAGCGGATAATAATTCCTTAAATATCATATGGCTATCGGTAAATCGACCACATAGGGCATTTCAATATTATCCTTTACTATTAAAGTATATGAAAAAGCAGCATAATATACATGTAGTTTTACGCGAACCAGAACAGTATACTTTAGAAAGTAATTATATAATAAACATAAACAATAACATAAATAAACTACCTGATACACAAAATATAAATGACTTGTTACATTCTAGCACTTATGACTGCATAATTACTGACGCATTGGGAGTTTACCCTGATATTAATCTTCATGATATTAATAAACCTAAAATAGCATTAATTAATGATGTGCATAATAATAAAATCAGTAAACTGCGTAAAAAATCTTTGGTGCTTCATAAGTACAATTATCTTGTTTATACATATAAATACGCCACACAACAACAAATATTAACTAACTTAGTATATAGTCATATTAAACATTCATTATGGTTACCTTTAGCAATTGATCCTACTATTTTTAAAAATTGGAATAATAAAAAAACAAATAATGTACTATTATCTGGACGAATAAATAAAGGACATTATCCATTACGGTGCGAGTTACTTAAAATAAGTAAAATAAATTCAAAATTAATAACAACGTTACCGCATTACCATAATAATTTTATAGATAACAAAGCACAAACTCCTTACAGATTACAAGAATATTCTAAGTTACTTAATACTTATATAGGAGCAATAAGCACCTCAAGTGTGTATAACTATGCGGTTAGTAAGTATTTTGAAATTCCTGCAAGTTATACTTTATTAATTGGTAATTTAACTTCAGAATTAGAAGAACTAGGATTTAATCACAGTACTATGTGTGTAATTTACAATAATACTAATTTAAATTCGCAAATTACTACAATACTTAATCGTAAAGACATAAGTGAAATAACAAAAAACGGATTTAATATGGTACATAAATACCATACAATGCAAATTAGATGTGAAAGGTTCACAAAGTTTTTAAATTCTTTATAGGATAACCAACTAAAAATGTATTCGTTTATTATACCTTATAAATATCATGAATTACGTAAAAACTATGATTATATTTTATTTTGTATTGACCAACTAGTAAACTTAACTAAAAATATTAATTCTGAAATATGCATATGTGAAACAGGACCGAAAAGTTATTTAGAGTCTTTAGATTTAATAAATGATAATAATATTAAATATTTATACATAAAATCTGAAGGAGAATTTCATAGAGCGTGGGTATTAAACTTAGCGGTACGTTATTTATCTATTGGGAATTATATTATATTAATAGATAATGATATTATAATTTCTACTGATTGGGTAGAAAAGCTGAAAAAGTATACTGGAAATTGTGCGTTTGGGTGGAAAAAAATTAATTACTTATCAGACGATGCTACTAAAAAATACATGGTCACTAAGAGCCTGAATAATTTAGAGGTTACAAAGGTTTTTATTCCTAAAGTATCCGCCGCAGCTGGAGGAATTACAGTTGTTAAGCGTGAGGTATTTTTTAGTATTAACGGCGTTCCTGAAGACTTTTACCCGTCTTGGGGAGGAGAAGATAATGCTTTTGTATTTAAGCTTAAAGCATATGGGTATACTTTAGATCAAATTAATGAAGAAATATGGCATTTATTTCACCCAAAAACAACTAAGAAAGAGTTACAGGTGTTAAAAAAATTAAAACTTTTTAAGTCGTTTACTAAAGATAATTGGGAAGAGCATCATAATAATTTAATATATTCATGGGGAAATAAAAATAATCAAATATTTTGTACAGATACCCAATCACAAAATAATTATTGGTTCTATGATTATAATAATAATGATAACGAAAACGATAACGAAAACGGTAATGAAAATAAAGAAGTTTATCCGCCCGTACCTTTACTTATCCAGCCACCTATAATACCTTTATCTACCGTTCCAAAAAAGAAGAAGAAATCCTTAGATTTATGGAGGACAAAAGACGAATATAATGCGTTACCTATGCGAAATAAAAAACATAAAAAAAGAGACAACAGCATAAAAACTACAACGGTACACTTAATTAATAATAGATTAATACTTGGCGGTAATGACAAAAATGATTAAATGTAATCTTATTATTTTTGGTAGTGCTTTAACTTTTATTGAATTAGCACAAGCCTATAAACAATCATTAACACAACTAGGAATAAACGTTGTTAATACAGTATTTATTATAGATATGGATAGCACCAAACTACCACCTGTAAGCGACTTAAATTTTTTTATTGTAGGACGGTTTAAACTACTACATCATGAAAGATTTCAACATATGTATATAAAACGCTACAGGTCTTCTATTAATATTTTAGTATTATTAGAACAAACGAGTATATTAAAGCGCCTTAGTAAAGTAGAAATTAAGTTTGATTACATATTTTATACATTTTTACCTAATAAGTTATTAAATAGAACACAGAATTTAATTTCTTGCCCCCTAGGCTGGTCACAAGCCTATAGCAATAATAACTCCAGTAGTATAATATATCCAAATAGTAAACAAAACACGGTATTTACATTTGGGACAATGACAGAATACCGGCAAATTGTAGTTAGTAAACTTAAAATAGTTAATTATACAAATGTTTATGGAGCAATAAGAGATAACTTAATACTAAATTCTAAAATAAATTTAATAATTAAAGCTTATGAAAATTATAAATTTCCGCCGTTGCACTACTTACTAATCGCCTGTAAACACAAATTAGTGTTGTGTAATAAACATAACTCATATAATCCTTTTATTCCTAATAAACATATGATTATAGCACCTAATATTGAGTTAAGTTCTACAATTAATTATTGGGCTACACATATAAAAGAAAGAATACAATTTCAAACAGAAGTTGCAAAAGATTTAAAATATAATTACTCAAATACTATGTATCTAGAAAAAGCACTAAAAAAAATTAGCGTATTAAAAAAATAAGGACAGTTACTAATGCGAATTTTATGGGTAACACGAGATAAAACAAATAGAATTTTAAATCATTATTTTAAAGGATTTAGGTTGGCTGTGTCTAAGTTTGCAGATGTTACCTCAATTTTTGTTGAAAATGATAACAACCCGCCAGAATTGTTACAAAATTACACATATATAAACAATAATTACGATCTTGTTTATACTGATATATATTTACTGAACTTTATAGGGTGGAAAAAAATAAATATACCTAAAATATTTTTTTTAAATGACTTACACGGAAAATATATTAAAAATGCTATAGCTACTTATATAGCTTACGGATTTAATGCTGGGGCAACCACTTATTATTCTCCTTTAAAATCTTTACACCCTTATATTTTTAAAAAACTAAAAATTATATGGAATCCGTTTTGTATTGATACAGCAATATTTAAAGACTATAAACTTAAAAAAGAGTTTATAATTTTACAAACTGGGGCAATTACCACTCCTTATTACCCACTAAGAAATAAAGTATATATAGAACTAAGCGGATATTCTGGTTATACATACATTCCCCACCCTGGTTATACAGCATCTATTCATAATTGGCCTATGGAAATTCAATATGCTCAACTTTTAAATAAATCAATTTATTCTATTAGTTGTACTTCTATTTTAAATTACGTAGTGCTAAAAACATTTGAAATTCCCGCGTGTAATTCTATTTTATGTTCCTCCTATATTCCAGAATTAACAGATTTAGGTTTTATAAATGATGTTAATATGATAGAATTAACATTAGATAAACCTATTAAAGAACAATTAGCCTGTACACTAAATGATAAAAATAAACTAAATGAATTATCCAATAACGGTTATAATTTAGTACATAATAATCATACAGCAGATATTCGTGGTCAAGAGTTTATTTGTAAGTTACAGGAGATATTAAATGAATAACATTTTTTCAGTTGGCTATTATACGGAACACGATTTAAACTCAGTACCATTTAAATCATTGGGCAAAAATGTATTAATAGCCAAAAATTGTAATATAGTAGGGATAGAAAACATATCTATTGGAAATAATATACGTATTGATCCTTTTTGTTCTTTAATTGCTCCAGATAATGGGTGGATTAATCTACATTCTTACATACACATAGGAGGTTATTGTTTTTTATCAGGAGGAGACGGAATTGAATTTGAAGCGTTCAGTGCGCTATCACAAGGCGGAAAAATTTATAGCAGATCAGATGATTACAGTGGAGAATTTCTTACTGGCCCTACAATACCAAAAAAATATTTAAATGTAACTAAAGGTCCAGTTATTATTAAAAAACATGCTATACTTGGTTCTAATTGTGTGGTATTTCCTAATATTACAGTTGGGGTGGGCGTTGCCGTAGGGGCTTTATCTTTAGTTACAAAAAATTTATCAGATTGGGGTATTTATGCAGGAATTCCTGCTAAAAAGATTAAAAATCGTTCTAAAAATCTTCTTAATTTAGAAAAAAAATTGCTAAGTACGGAGAACCCATGAAATTTGCTATTGTAATTGCTACTTATCAACGGGCAGATGGGGCAACGCCTGAATTATTAACTAAAACGTTAGATTCAGTATATAATCAAATACATAAAGAATTTAAAGTTTTTCTTATTGGGGATTGTTATACTAATAACAACGAGTTTGAACAATTTTCACACGCGTATTTTAATAAATTTGAGTTATATACAACAAATCTTAAAATAGCCGTTGAACGCACAAAATATAAAGATAATAAAAGATATAAATGGAATAATGGGGGTGTAACTGCATGTAACACCGGAGTTAACCAAGCATTAAACGAAGGATACACATATATATGCCATTTAGATCATGATGATATTTGGGATAAGACTCATTTAATTTTAATTAATGACGTAATACACAAATATAAGGCAGATTTTATATGTACTAAATCTACACATAAAACAACTTCTAGAGTTTTACCGAATATTAAAAATAAAAATCAATTATACGTTGATTACATACCTAAACCAGAGGATGTAATTCACTCAGCTACATGTTATAATTATAAAACAATCCTATTGCGACTTAGAGATTCTGAAAATCTACCGGCTGATTATGACCTTTGGAGAAGAATGCATCGTTATATTTCAAAAAATAATTTAAAAAGTATATGTATTAACAAAATTACGTGTTCACATTTACAAGAGTTTAAAGGGGTAACATGAAAAATTTACATATTGGTTGTGGAAAAAATTATATAAAAAACTGGATAAACATCGATATAAATCCGCCTTGTGACTTAAAATTAGATATCACAAAAACTAATTTGCCATTTAAACCTTCTACTATTTCTTTTATATTTACAGAACATTTTATAGAACACATAACGCTTCTACAAGGTATTAAGTTTTTAACACAGTGTAATATTTTATTAAAACCGTCAGGTATTTTAAGACTATCTACGCCAGATTTAGAATTCTTAATACACCAATATATATCAAAAAAAATTAATCAGTGGAAAAATGTTGATTGGACCCCCAAAACCCCGTGTCAAATGGTCAATGAAGGCTTACATAATTGGGGACACAAATTTGTATATGATTACAATGAACTAACTAATGTTTTACTTAACTGCGGGTTTAGTTCTTATAAAACTGTAATGTGGCATGAAAGTAACTATATAGAACTACAAAATTTAGAATGTCGCCCATATAACCATGAACTTATTATAGAGGCTATTAAATAAAATGTCTGATCCATTATATGAAGTAACTAATTTATTTGAGGCAGCTATTAGTAATTATACTAAAGCTCCTTATGTTATTGTAGTTGATAACGCATCTAACGCATTATTTTTATCTCTAATGTTTGACGATATTAAAAATAAAATAATAACAATTCCTTCATGTACTTATCCTTCTGTCCCTTGTGAGATTATACACGCAGGAGGAAAAGTAAATTTTGAACACTCCCCCAAATTTTTAAAAGGGGCATACCAATTAAAAGGATCTAATGTATGGGATTCAGCCTTACGTTTTACTTATAATATGTATATACCAAGAACATACATGTGTATTTCATTTACAGGTCCGTATAAACATCTAAAACTAGGTAAGGGCGGAGCAATTTTAACTGATAATTACTACGCTTATTTATGGTTTAGGCGCGCCCGTTATTCTGGAAGAAGAGAATGTAGTTATCACGATGATAATTTTGATATGTTAGGATGGAATTTTTATATGACTCCTGATGTTGCTAGTAGAGGACTATTATTAATGAAACAATTTTATAATACTGACGGAACCCCTAAATATAATGAAGATTTAGAATTACCTTATCCAGATTTAAGTAAATTCAAAGTATACACGACATAGTTTACAGAGTAGAACAACGGTTTTGAAAATAGTACTTGACAAACTCCGCGTTTTGTGGTAGAGTGGGGTCATAATGGTTGATGCATAGCATGTATCCTATTAATTCATTTAAATTGAAAGGGGTATGAAATGGAAAAGCCACCTGTAAAACTGCGTAAACTTAAGAGTACCGTAATTCTTTCTAGCATTAAGAATACTAAGTTCTTCTATTTTAGAAATAACAAAGGCGTTCCACTCATTACTGTATGTTCTATTAACTATAATGATAATTGGTATAAAGGATTAAGTTTTTGTTCACTTAATGATATTCCTAATAAGAAACGTGGAAGAGAAATCGCATTTGGCAGGGCTGTAACCGCCGCAGTTATGGGAGTACCGTATTATTTTGAAAAGCTTAATAAGCGTGTTCTAAAGCAAGTCAACCTTGATGCTACAGACATTGATAGTTATTTTAACAATAATATTTTTTTCCCTCCCCCAAAGCGTAAAATTTAATAATAGTACTTGACTAATTAATAAGATTATGATACATTGAATTAAAAATGAGAGGGCCGCGATATAGGATTATCAATCGGACAAAAATATTCCTATACATTTTTTGCCCTTTTTAATATTTTAGGACCGCAATATTAGCTTATCTACAATAGACTTATAATCTGTGACGTAAACTTATGCTAATATAAATTTTGTCCTAAATCTCTTATTGGAGATTCTATGTGCGATCATGATCTTAATATAGGTAATTGTAAAACAGAATTTGAAGATTATGATACAGTATCTCAAATACCTACATATTATGACCCGACAATATTTGAAAAATTTTACTTAGTTAAAGATGATAAAAGATTTGCTGGCGGTGCTGTTTTATTTTGTAAAGAGTGCCGAAAACCAGTATATATGAAAGAGCAATATTTTGAATGCAAACACCATTTTATCGTAATTGTAATTAGGTGTATTGCAGGATGTGGAGCAAACTGGAGATTTCATTTACCTATTGCCCCATCTAAAGATATTGAGTATCTTTCATAATTTAACCCATTACGGCTTTAAATAAATTTAGCTTCTAGCCGTAAAGCTATAGGAGGGTATTATGATGCATTCGAATAACTTTGTCTTGGCTGTAAAACATAACGGTAAGATTCTTAGAGAAAATAAAAATAAACAAGTATTTCTTCCATTTAACTCAGAATATCAACTACTTATTAAAAATCTTAATAAATATCGTAAAGCAATTGCTAATATTGAAATTGACGGTATGTATATTTCAGGCAGTCAGGAATTTCAAATTAACGCAAATTCAACCGCTATAATTGAACGATTTATTTTGGATGGCAATTTAACTCAAGGTAGAAAATTCAAATTTGTAGAAAAATATCATCCTAATGTCTCAGATCCAACTAATAAAGAAAATGGAATAATTAAAGTTACCTTTTGGTTAGAACGAGTTCAATATCCAATTATTCCTGATTATATAATTAGTTATCCTAATACGTGGGAATATTATCCTTATTATCCTAATATGTGGGAATATTATCCTTATTATGTATATAATGATAATACTAATACTAATGATGGTTACAAATCAGAATTTAATATAAATAGTACTTACTGTTCTAATTCATGTACTTCACCATCAAAAGGCATAACTAGATCTATTAGTCCTGGTGCTACAATCGAAGGTGATAAATCCCAGCAGCAATTCACAGAAACAACTAAGGTTTATAAAGATTTCGCCACAGAAACTATTTTACAGTTACAATTAATGCCGTTTGCTAACTCTGTAACAGTAAATCAGCCTAAATATTGTCCTAGGTGTGGAGCGAAACAGAAATATCATAATAAATTCTGTCCTAACTGCGGATTAAAATTATAATTATTTACTTGACAAAATAAAAATCTTGTGCTACCTTTTATATATTGTAATTAATGGTGTAAATGAGGGGTAGTAAAGGATGAATGTTTTAATACTTGGGGCTGATGGATATATAGGCTGGCCCGCGATGATGTATTTTTCTAAAAGAGGACATACAGTATTAGGAATAGACAATTATATAAAACGTAAATTTGCATTAGAAGTAAATGAAGAACCGCTATTTCCAATTAAAACTTTACCAGAAAAAGTTAGATACTGGAATAATAAACACGATAGTAATAAAATGGAATGTAAAATTGGGGATATAACTAACTATAAATTTTTATATTCTGTGATTGAGGAATTCAAACCTACTGTAATATTGCATTATGCTGAACAACCTTCTTCACCTTGGAGTATGTTCAACTATGAAAATGGAAGGCGCACAATAACAAATAATTTAATTGGGACATATAATTTATTAGAAGCAATAAAAGAAATTGATAGAAACATTGTACTAATTAAGTTGGGCACAAGCGGTGAGTTCACGTGTCCTAATACAGCAATTCCAGCAGATGGGTTTTTAGAATACGAATATAAAGGAAGAAAAGATCGTAGGCTATATCCAAGGGAAGGGCCAAGCGTATATCACATGACTAAAATTATGGATACAGATTTAATTTGGTTTTTTTGTCGTACTTTTGGATTGAAAGCTTATGATAGTATGCAAGGTCCAGTTGTAGGTGCTATAACTGATGAAATGGAAAAAGATGAAAATTTATTTACAGCTTTTTATTACGGGGAACATTACGGAACATGTTTTACAAAAGATACGCCTATTACAATGGCAGACGGGACGCTTCAAAGCATACAAAATATTAAGATAGGCGATTTAGTTATAACTGATAAAGGAAGACCCCAAAAAGTTTCTTATTCTTTTAAAAAAGAATACACCGGAGATTTATATGAATTCCAAATTAAATACCGTGGGCAAACACCTATAACAGCTACAAAAGAACACCCATTTTTACTTGGGGAGCTATATAGAAACGGAAAAGGACAAAATGTAGAGATAAGGCAATTAGGATGGAAAACAAGTGAAGAAATACACAAACTAATTAACGGGTCTACTAAAGAATACTTTTTGTATGCTCCTACATTTGTTTCTCAACCAGAACTAGTTTTAGATCTTAAAGAGGAGTTAAAACATTTAAATTTGTACGTACACCAGGGTAAAGTGTATCCCCAAAATGCGATGTCCCAAAACGCAAAAGGTGGCGTGGGCATTAATGAGTATATTAATATTAATGGTGACGTTGCACGGTTATTAGGATATTATTTAGCCGAAGGAGATGCAACAAAATACCGAATTTCTCTATCATTTAACGCACATGAAGATGACTTAATTGAAGATGCGTGTAATATAATTAAATCCCAATTTGGATTAATGCCTACTCTTAAATATACGGACAATTGTTGTCGTATTATAGTTAATTCAATAATACTAACGCAGCTATTAATTAAATTGTGTGGACAACATGCAAAGCACAAACGTATCGATAAAAGACTAATTAGACTAAAAGTGACTACAGGGCTTGTTTATGGGTATTTTAAAGGTGATGGATGGCTAAGTAAATCTCTTACAGCAGGTTCTTTTTGTTCGTGTAATAAACAACTACTACAGCAAATTAAAACAATTTTAATTGGCTGGGGGATACCGACAACATTATTTAGCCGTAAGAGGCATATTCTTTGTGAGTTCAAAACACATAAAATAAATGGTATTTTTGATGACCACCAACTACAAATTCCCAAAAAATACCTTAATAAGTTTATTACTACTATAAATAATGAATCTTATAGCGCTAAAAATTTGCATGACGACAATGTATATGTTGCTTATAAAATACTTGGAGTCAACCGCATAAAAAGCCAAAACATTACTGTTTATAACTTAGAAGTAGAAAACGATAATACTTATTTAGTAGATGGGCTTATTGTACATAATTGCGTCAACAGATTTATTGTTCAGGCAGTTTGTGGTTATCCTCTTACTATTTATGGTAAAGGAGGACAACAACGCGGATATATTAATTTGAATGACTCATTACAGAGCGTTTATTTATTTGCAACAAACCCTATTAATGCTAAAGAATTAAAAATTTATCATCAAATGACAGAAACCTTTAATGTTAATGAACTTGCACATAAAATAATAAGTGCAGGGGAGAAAATAGGACTTCAAATAAAAAGTCAAAATACTCCAAATCCTAGAGTAGAAAACGAAGATGTTAAATTTTATGAACCCGAATATACTTCACTATTTGACTTAGGACTAAAACCTAATTTCTTAACTGAAGAAGTAATAATTGAAATGCTATTACTTGTATCAAAATATGTAAAAAGAATAAATAAAAATAGTATTTATAATAATTGTAAATGGAGATAAAACTTAGAGCCGCTGTTAAACGCTTATCCCTTAAACTTGAAATTTAACTGTGATTTTCCGCGTTTATCAATTTAGCTCTAATTTATTTTAAGAAATCTTGGACCGCTGTTAAAGGATTACCTATAATACTAATGATATGGGCTTACTGTGACACTTGCCCATCCTATCTGCCTCTTGATAACGAGGCAGATATTTTCCTTTAACGATTTTGTCCAAATATTTGTTCAACCTTAATTTAATAAGGAGAACCGCCATGAATAAGATTAATTATGCTGCTATTTACAACCACAATTTAGACAATACCCTTCAAACTGACAAAGCCCGTGAAGACCAAGTAGAAAATAATGCTGGAGGTTTTGTATTTCAAATCTCTAAATGGCAGCAACTACGCAGATTTCTTATTCTTGGTGCTGAATCTGGAACTTATTATGTAAATAAAACTACACATGCTTTTAATAATACTAAGTGTGTAGAAGAGTGTATTAAAGAAGATTATGCACGAGTATTAAATGAAATTATTGATGTGTCTTATAATGGACTAGCGCATAAGCAAGAACCAACTTTATTTGCTCTTGCTGTTGTAATTGCTAATCTGCCAAAAAATGAAACCATCCCTCATTCTACTATTAATATGATAGTAAGAACAGGCACACACCATCTTACATTTACTAATTATGTTAATACGCTGTGTAAATGGAATAAGCGCGTAAAAAAAATTATGAATGCTTGGTACAATAAGCCAGTAGACGATCTAGCTTACCAAATGATTAAATACCAAAATAGAGATAAGTGGACACAGGCTGATGCTCTTAGAATTATTCATGTAAAGCCAAAAAACTACCATTATAGTTATCTGTATCAATGGTGTACAGATCGAAAGAAAGTTAATTCTGATACAGGTATTCGTCTTTTAGATGCATATAAGCGGCTTTTAGCAGATAAGACTATTACACCACAAAAAGTAGCTAAAATGATAGATGAATACAAGCTTACTCACGAAATGATTCCTACTAAGTTTAAAAACGATAAGGTGGTGTACGAAGCATTAGCGCAAAATATGCCTCTTACAGCCTTAATTCGTAATTTGGGTAAGCTCTCTAGTATGGAAATTCTTACTAATGATAGTTTAGACTTAATTAGTAAAATTGAAAGTAAACTTACAAATGTAGACTATTTAAAGACTGCCAGAATTCATCCTATGGGAATTCTGGTCGCGGCTAAAACATATGCACAAGGTAGAGGATTTAAAGGCCAATTAACATGGACGCCTGTTACTAGAGTTATGGACGCTTTAGATAAGGCGTTTTATTTGGCATTTAAAACAGTAGAGCCTACTAATAAAAAGCTTATGCTTGCAGTAGACGTTTCTTCTTCTATGACTTTTGCTGATAGCTACCAAAATATTATTACGCCTATAGAAGCGGCGGCGGCAATGGCTCTTGTAACAGCTAATACTGAACCTAATTATGCTATTTACGCTTTTAGTCATCAGTTTAAACCTTTACCTATTACTCCTTCTACTAGATTAGAGGATGCATGTACAATCGCTATTCGTATGGGGTTTGGAAGTACTGATTGTGCGCTTCCTATGCTTTATGCGCGTAAACATAATATTAAGTATGATACATTTATTATTTATACTGACAATGAAACTTGGTGTGGTAAAACGCATCCCTACCAAGCACTTCAGCAATATAGAAGTGCAGTAAATCCTGATGCCAAATTGATTGTGGTGGCATTTACATCAACTAAATTTACGATAGCTGACCCTAATGATGCTGGAATGTTAGATATTGCCGGATTAAGTTCTGATATTCCTATTGTAATTAACCAATTTATTAATAATAGTTTTTAGTGGTTTGGAGAGGATTAAAGTATAATATATAGGGTTTAACCTCCTTTACCTATATAACTTATTTAGGAAGAGTTATTAAGAATCACTCCTAGTTTAGCCTTTAGGATATCATGTATACTGCTTCCCTTTAATCCTCTCCTTATTTTTTGAATATAGAAAGGATAGTAATTATGAATAAAGACACAATCGTACAAAAAATTAAAGAGGTTATTACACCAGGACAAGAATGGATTTTAGATAATCTTCAATATATGACAATTATGGGGAGTCAGTCTTATGGCATTAATCACGAAAATAGCGATACCGATATATATGCTGTCACTATTCCTCCTAAAGAATATGTTTATCCTAGTATGTTTGGTTATATTTATGGGTTTGATATATTCCCTACATTTAATCAATTCCAAGTACAATTTAAGAAAGGCCAAAAAAAAGACCACTTAGATGTTGTCATATACAGCATAACAAAATATTTTAGTTTAGTATTTGACAATAATCCTAATATGATTGATTCATTGTTTACTCCTGACAATTGTGTATTAATTTGTTCTTCTTTATTTAAAAAAGTTAGATCACAACGTCATTTGTTTCTTCATAAAGGTTGTTTTCATAAGTTTAAAGGGTACGCATATAGTCAATTACGTAAAATTAAAACAAACCCCGATGAACGAGTTAGCGAAGAAAGAAAAGAACTGATTACTAAATTTGGTTATGATGTTAAATTTGCCCTTCATATATTTAGATTATTAAATGAGTGTGAACAAATTTTAACAGGGCAGTCATTAAATTTACAACAAAACAAAGAGGAATTGAAATTAATACGTCAAGGATTTTATTCTTTAAGCGAAATACACCAAAGATTTAAAGACCGCGAACTTCAATTAGAAAACTTGTATAATAATTCGTCACTACCTTGGGGAAAAGAAACAAACCAGGATAAAATTAAAGAACTTCTTACACTTGTATTGGAGGAGTTTTATGATAGTACGAGTTAAACTTTTTAGAGCTAATATTAAACCAATTGAGCATGAAGACGTACAAAGATTAACATTTGATGGAAACATGTATATAGTTCACTGTAAAGATCATAAAATTAAATATCCTTTTAGAAATATTTGGTGGATAGAAGAACAAGAAACAAAAACCAAACCTAATATTAAAACTCAACGAATTAGAATAGATAACGACACAATTATGGAACAAGATATTAAAAATGGGTAAATGATGTAGGGGCGGTGATGAAACGGTATCATGGCTCACTTTTAATGAGTTCTTGAAGGTTCGACTCCTTCTCGCCCCAAACAAAAAAGGAGATTATATGTTAATTGATACAATAAAAACTGATATACAAAATTGTTTAAAATTAGGAAATAAAACAGGATTAAGTCATCGTAAAGTAATCCTAGGAGAAATTCAAAGACTTAATACTAAAACTCCTAATGACGATGAAGTTATTTCACTACTAAAGAAACTGCGTAAAAATACAGAAGAAACTCTAAATGTGGTAATTCAAACCGGCTTAAATCCTCAATCTTCTCAAGAGTTTATTTCTGTTATTAATTCTTATATCCCACAACAACTATCAAAAGATCAGATTAAAGAGTGGATTTCCTTAAATATAGATTTTTCTCAATTTAAAAATGCATTACAAGCAGTAGGTGTAGTACTTAAACAGCTAGGTAATAACACTGATGGTAATACAGTAAAAGAAATTATTCAAGAAATGCAAAATGCTAAATAAATTAATAAAATTTTGTCCTTGGAAATTAAAATAATGAACCAATTGACTAAATTATATAAATGGTATAAAAGTAATTCTACGGTTGGAAGCTGGAATGTATCTACAACATTAATTCCTGTAGTAGCCATAATTAAATTTAGTTATAATAAATTAAAAAAGAAACGAAAATACGAAGGACCGGATAAAATTAATAAACAAAATTCTAATTATGAGGATTAATTATGGAGAGTTTATCAGAACGAATGCGAAAATATGAAGCTGTATCCTGTCATTACCTCATTCCTAGACTTCCAGTAATTTTAAGAATTGATGGACAAAATTTTCATATGCTAACCCAAAAACTACAATGTGCAAAACCGTGGGATAACAATATTAATTTAGTTATGGATAAAACAGCATTAACATTGTGTCAAAAAATAGTGCAAAATGCCAGATTAGCGTTTATTCAAAGTGATGAAATAAATATACTAATTAATAATTATACAACTTTACAAACTCAGCCGTGGTTTGACAATAAAATAAACAAAATCGTTAGTACTTCTGCGGCTAAAACTTCTGTGTATTTTAATCATTTCTGGGCACAAAACACAAAAGATGATGTTAACCCTTTTGCTACTTTTGATTGTAAAGCATTTAATCTACCTAAAGACGAAGTAGTTAATTATTTTATTGAACGCCAACAAGATGCCACAAGAAACTCAATTCAATCTTATGCACAGGCTAATTTTCCACATAATGCACTGCAAAATTTAAATTGTTCTCAGTTACAGAATAAATTATTTGAGGAACGCGGACTAAACTGGAATGATTTACCTGTATATTTAAAGCGAGGTAGATGCGTAATTAAAGTAGGATTTCATGTTAATAGAATAGCAGATTTAAATATTCCCGGCCCGCATCCACCAGAAACAAAATGGATTGTGGATGATAATATTCCAATTTTTACTGAAAACAGAAATTATATTCAACGATTAGTAGCTGAAGAATGGGAATACCCGTTTTTTGCTAAGGAGACAGTAGATAATGCACTTCAACTCTAAGACCTTACAACTTTTTTTAGAATCCAAAACAGAAGAAATTTCATTAATTATCAAGAAACACTATAATAAATCCCCAGAAACTATTGCAAAACTTATAGTGACTAATTTAGATTGTTCTACATTACCTTTATCTTTATCACTTAAAAGGAGTATTAATGACCATCAATAATAAACATAATATTGAGATGTGTTGTGATGAACTGCCATATTATAATTCTATTTATGGGACATTACAATTTTTAAACACTCATAATTGTACTATAACACATGAAATAAAAAGCGGGGCACTTTCACTAGGACATGGTTATGAGGTGCCGCGTATACTAGATGTTATTGAGCAATTTGAACAGTTTAAAGCCCTCAATATATCTAAAGTTCATAGTGAATTTCTAGGACTAAAATTAGATAATAATAATCCTACTAGAATAAATGCGTGGTACAAATTTGGTCATGCCGCATTATTAAAAGTTGCAGCTTTTAAAAGGCGAGTTTATCTTGAATTATACTTTTCTTCTTTAGCTTCCCAAGAACAAATTGAAGACATTACAGGCAAATTTGTAGGATTTAATCGGCATTTAAAAAAATGTTTCCCTGTTGTTCCTCTAGAAAATACTTCTGTACCTATAACATTTATGTATGCTGACAACGGCCAAATTTCAGTTGAAACTAGAGAAATTTATTGCCCAGCATTTAGCACAATTAAAGATAATTATCCTTTAATTGTTAACCATTTAGATTACTTAATTAATTTAGATAAACCAGAAGAAATTGGAAAGTTTATTTTTTGGTGGGGATCTCCTGGTACTGGTAAAACCTATATGTTAAGAGCATTAGCACAAGAATTTAAAACTAGAGCCAATATATACTATATTATTGATCCTGAAGCATTTATTCACAACTCTTCTTATTTTATTAGTGCGTTATCATCTCAAGATAATAATGTATATCAAGAATCACCAGAAGACGAAGATGACGTAGATACACAACCTACATTAAATACACCACTTAAGTTATTTATTATTGAAGACGGATTAAATTATATTATGACTGATTCTTCTCATAAAGAAGGAGGGGCGGTTTCAAGATTATTAAATATTACTGATGGTTTATTAGGAGCAGGATTAAGACTTCTTTTTGTAGTTACGTCTAATGAAAAAATAGAAAGTATTGACCCGGCTTTTTTAAGACAAGGGAGGTGTTTACAATCGTTAGAGTTTCCTACATTTAATGTAAACCAAGCAATAACGTGGCTAACTACCAAGGTTAAAGATTACAATGTATCAAAGTTACCAAATAAAACAAGTTTTACTTTAGCTGAATTATATAGTATAATTCATGAATACCAAAATCCGATTTTTGAAAGCGGTAATACTACTATTGGATTTGACCCTAATCGAGGACAAAAATAATGTATACACCTATTGAACAACAAAAACTACTAGATGTTTTGCAGTCTACTCTTAAAACTTGGGAAACTAACGAGTATAATACAAATTTTAATTATACTTCCCCTTGTGCTTTATGTATTTATATTAGATCCTGCGTTAAACTAAATTTTAAAAAGGCCGATTTAACTGGTACTTGCGGATATTGTCCTATTTATTTTTTTGGCGGGCATTTTATTTGTGACGGTATCAGTAAACTACCTATGAAAAACAATTTAATTGCTGAACGCGCTTTTAATTTACTAAAAAACTCCGCTGTTTCTATGCTAAATAATCTAATAACTGCTATTGAAACACCGGAATTGTTTTCTTCTTATAATAAGTTTGTATTAGATAGTAAACAGAAAATTTCAATGTCTCCTATCAAGCCTAATTCATATAGACCAGTTGTAAAAAAACAGCGTATCTATTCATTAAAAATTAAAGAATAAGGGTTGACTTCTATTTATTTATACTTATCTTCTACTTTAGACAATAAACAAATATAGGAGGAAACTCAATATGTCTTTATTTGATGAATTTTTCTATTTACCTGAAAGGCGTTATAGCAAATCTCATGGGTGGCTAAAACAAGACTCTAACTTAATTAAATATCTAAATGTAGTCGGGCATTCTAAAGAAACATTAAATATTACAGTTGATGACGCAGAGTATATTACTATTAAAAGCATAAAAGATAAACTGCCTACATATGTACCTTTAATAGACATAGATGTACGTTTACCTGATATGGCTACTAAAGAAATTAAAGCAACTGTAGAAAATGGAGTATTAATTTTAACTTTAATACCCCTGACTAATGTACCAAAACAAATAGAAATTACTTAGAACGTCTTAATATCCTGTGGTGTCCGCGTTGCTCAATACTAGTAACGCGGATACCCTTACCCTTAATTTGACATTCTACAAATATATTTTCAAGCCATATTATTTTGGGAAAAGGCTTCTGATTAAATAAACAAGAAATAAAATCAAAGTCTCCTGTCTCTCCAGAAAAACATACGTGAATATACTTCTTAAATAATTTATTTGTTACAGCATAATTAAATGATCCTATTTGAGTTTTTACTACTTTATATTTCCAATTTTCATCAAGAGGTGGTAAAACTGTATTAGGATCTTTAAACTGCCCACGCCAAATTATAATATCGGCTGTACTATTACTCTTTATAAGTTCAATAAATTTGGAATCTTTTATACGATCATCATCATCTAAAACCATTACAAACTTACCATTTACATATTCTTTATATTTATTTAAAGCCTGATCTGCTGCGGCTAAACCATGCCCTACTTTGTCTACTATAAATATTTGTTCATAGTCGGGATCTGTCTGACATTTAACTGATTTTATATTATTTTGTAGTAATTGCGGGCGTTTATAGCATCGTGTAATTATTGACAAAAAAGGCTGTTTATTCATTATACTATTCCTTTTTATTTGTATATGTGTTATTATATACAAAACAGCATAATATATCAACCTCAAATTTTCTACTTGACAAACCGCGCCGAATATGATATAGTAGTGGATATAAAGAGTACACTAGAAGGAGAACACAATGGGAAGAGGAAGGCCAAAAAAGGATAAGTTAGAAAATGAAATACTGCAATTAGAAGCACAAGAAAAACTGATTATAAACAAATTAAGTAACTTAGACTTATATACAATTAGAGGAGCCTATATTAGAGACGTAATCAACATTTTATTTACATTAAATAAACCTATAAGCGAAATTACAGAAGAATTAATGATCCATTTTGGCGATCTTATAAAGGAGTATATAACTGATGACAATTCGTGAAGTAATAAGCCGTAAAATTAATTTTGATTCTCCAAAAGGCAAAATGGTATTAAAAAAGGATATGATTGCAATTTTAGAATACTTAGACACTTTAAGTCCTTATCCTTGGACTCCTAAACAATGTATGAAAATTCAAACATCAAGAGATTTAGATTTTGTTTCTAAATCACCAGAAGTAATAGAGTATTTAGTTAATATTATTATGCAAATGTTAAATGATAAGGAGTCACAAAATGATGAATGAAGATGAAATTTTACCTCCACATCCAATTAAACAAGTTCTTGATGCTTGCCGAACATATTTAGAAGTTATTTTACAATCAGATAATATTTGTAGTATAGATCCTTCAATTACAAAAGTATCAACTAAATTAATGGAACAAATTGACGGAGCTTCATTAGAACTTCATAAACTTTTAATGGCAACTGAATATGCAAATGAGACAATTAAATCATTATATGCCCGTATTCAAATGGGAGAAGAAGCTGATGCAGACGTTAATGCTCAAATTAATTAGTTTATTTACTATCTGTTTATTTTTTTTATTTCCTGCATACATTAGAGCGGACACAAACTGTACAGGAACAATAACATGGGATGCTCCACAATATTTTATTATTCCTGATACCTGTACTAATAATCCTAATAAACCGATACCTAGTGAACAACAAACTGAATTAATATATGAAGTTTATACTCGTGTTCAAGGTACATTAGATTGGGTATTAACAACCACAACAAATACAGTTATTCCTTATGTAGGAGTTTGTAATTCTACTATAGAAGTAAAAGTGTGTGCTAAATTTAATGATACAGCTGAAGAGGATATTTGTTGTACTGAAGTTGTAACAGGAACACTTACTCATGCTGTACCGGGATGTTCTACTAATTTAACAGTTAGAAGTGAATAAAATGTTAATATCAAAAATAGATGACTACTTACAACAGCGACCTAAAGATGATAGAAAGAAGAACTGTTTTCACCCTTCAAGTTTGCATAAATCAGCTTATGAATTATATCATTTGTATTTAAACGGGGATAATAATACAAAATTTGATTCTAAAACTTTACGTATTTTTGATAATGGCACGGGAGTACACGAAAGAATTCAATTTTATTTGGAAGATGCAAGAATAATGGAACAAACTGAAGCTCCTGTAATTCATGATAAATATGAAATTTGTGGAAGTGCTGACGGTATTGTTATTATAAACAATAAACGTTATGTTTTAGAAATTAAATCAATTAACGCTTGGGGGTTTAACAACTTAGCAACACCAAAAAGTGAACATATATTACAAGTAAATATTTATATGTTTTGTCTTAAGATTTATGATGCTATTATTCTTTATGAGTGTAAAAATAATCAAGAAATGAAAGAGTTTTATTTACATATAGACACGAATATTTTGCATCCTGTATTAAAGAAAATTAAATATGTTCAAGGGTATTTAGCTAATGGCATAGAACCTCCAGTAATTTAAATGGAGATACTATGAGTGACTAAACGTAAATTTAAAGCGATTAAACAGCCAGCCGAATCGGAAATTTGTTTAGGAGCCGTAATGGCAATGGCTACTCACACTACAATACAAGATGTGGAAAAAATTATAGGAAAAAAACAAAATTATAGTGACAAGGATTTTATTACTTACTTATTACACTGGGGATTTTACATTGGAAGTGGGTATACTGTAAAATCCCCAGTAAGAAAAAACGCAAAGTTAACTACATCTTTTTCATTAAAGAATAATCCAGCATATATTGTAGTTAGATCTCAAAGAGAAGAAGATTCATTTCATGCTATTTATTGGGATGGAACTCAAATTTATGATCCTAACCCATACAATAAAAATGGATTAGCTTTAAGTTCATATGATGTAGTAGAAATATATCCTATTAAAGAATTTTTATTAACTGAACCTGCTGAAAGACAAATATATGAAGGAATCCAACCATAGTAATTTGATAAGCTTGGATGAACATAGACCTCATTTAATTATTCAAACAGAAGATAATAGATATCACATAATTCCAGTATCTCTAATTACTGATATTATTAAAGGAACACGTAAATTAACTGATGTAGATGACTGGGAATTAATTATTAAACGAATACTAGAAGAATGGTTGGAGGAAGTAAAATATGAGTAAAGCTTTTAAAATTCCTATTGTAGCCCCTTGGTGTAATATTAATAAACGCCAACCTAAAAATAACGAACGTGTTTTAATTTATAGTCAAGAATTAGCTGATTTATATAAAAATCCATTGTTAGGATTTCAACTGGCATTTTATAATAAACAAGAAAATAAATTTGAAGTAGAAAGATTTAATAGTGATAAACTTTTATATTCAGCATCTTATTGGGCGGGATTAACATTAAATATGACTACCGTAGAAACAGAAACTAAACCAGTACAACAACTATTTGCCCTTCTAGGTGTAAAGGGTATAAAAGTAAAGGAGTAAATTATGAAACTTTTACCCTGTCCTTTATGTGGTGCGTCTGCCAGTATTCAAATTGATAATAATGATGAAGTAGATAGTTGGGAAGTTGAGTGTGATAATTGGGAGTGCGGTTTAATATTTTCAGCTAATAAAATGCCAAAAGAAATAGCAATACAACTTTGGAATTCAATAACAAGGTAACAATTTCGCCCTGTAATTGGTACATCTAATTATTTAAAACAAAAGTAAAACAGCCCCCATAATTCAATGGTAGAATGTACAACTTATAATTGTATTACAGTGGATCGTAACCACTTGGGGGCAATTTACTAAAAGGACAAATACTTATGGATCTAAAAACATATATGGAAAAAACATTAAATGCTGAACTGCTATCTCCTTCTCATTCCCATATTATACCAGGAGCAGTGCTAAATGTAATGTGGGAAAAAGGAACATTATTCTATCTTAAAAAAATATTCTCTTTAGGTATTTATAAAAAGAAACATAGTATTCATGCCTTTAATGGCTTTGTATATCAGTTGTTTAATAATGAAAATGCAGAAGATTATACTTCAATAATTCTCCCAGCTAATATTGCATTGGAAACATTAACTCATAATTTAACAATAAAGGGTGATATAAAACTCCCTCAATATGGATTAGATGTTCTTACTACATTTAATAAAAACCAAAAGTGTACAATTCAAATTGAAAAAATCCAAGCTAGAGTATTTAATGACCCTAGTGTGACTTACAAAATTTACAAACTATTCTCTGAAATTACTCCTGAAAATAAATTGTATAACTGGCTATTAAATGACTTTGTAGTTACTGAAGCTTTTTATGCTACTAAATTGTGTTGGACTTTTGAAAAGGGAATCGATATTGAAGCAATTGTCAACTATGCTAAATCGGTTAATATCCAATCAACATTGACATACGCTCAAAAAAATTCTCAAACTATTGAAATATCAGGTGAGCCTACTGTACCTTTTGCCGCTAGAGGCTTTTGGTTAGAGGAGGAAGATTAATGTCTTATACTACAACTATTATAGCAGTACTTAGTTTATGTATATTCACTGTCTTTTATTTACACTGTACGAGGTCTGATCCTGAAAGTTTAGTAAATAACGAGGTTGTAATGTTTGATAACCTAACTATGGACTTGGATACAGTTACAGAAATTAATAATATTTTTATTTATCTTGATAGCAATACATATCTAAAAATTACAATTGATGACTTAGCTAAAATGAATGAACAAGAATTAATAAAGTTAGGATCATTATTTGGATTAGCATATCTAGGTATTTTACAATCAAATATTTCTAATAAAGAACGTATAAATAAAATGACCCGGATTATGTATACTTTAACTCCTAATTGGATTCCTATTCAAGAAAAGGAACAAACAAATGCTGAGTCTGAACACCCTACTAAATCTAGCATACCAGGAGGCAATTAAATCACCTCATAAACAAAAAATGGGTGCGGTTATCTTTGATAAAAATATAGTTATCTCTACTGGCTATAATAAACCTCTTGCTCATAAACGTAAACTCCATCCTAAATTTAAAAGATATCCTAACTCTATACACGCTGAAGCTGATGCTATTCTAAAAGCTAAAACTACTCTTAAAGGTAGTAGTATGCTTGTTGTTAGACTCGACGCAGAAAGTAATTTTACAATGGCTAAACCCTGTCCCTACTGTATGGATTATATTAATTATGTAAATATCAGAACAGTTTATTTTACCATCTCTGAAAATGAACTTGAAAACTGCACCATCGGAATACTAAAAAAGAATCAACCTTTAACTACTAAAATTTATAAGTATTAAGGATTTTTAAAATGTATAAATACCTTTTCGCGTTACTATTACTTTGTTTTTGTTTTGGTTGCCCTGACCCAGAAATAACTCCTGCAATAAAAGCTCTTAATGTCGGAGATTATGGATCATTTACAGACGAATATAATAACTTTTGGGAGTCGGATATTCCTTATTTAATTGGAGCTAATATAGTAGACAATATTTACTACTCCGTTTATGGTAATCCTATTGTGTTAGCTAGTAGAAAATATCTTATTGGACATGATATTCCTCTTAATAATGGTTACTATAGAATTAAATTGTTTTTCATTAAACCTCATAATATTGACGACGGCATAATTGAAGTTAGAATGGAAAAAGAATTGCCTACTATTATTGATACAGCTACTATCCCAAATGACCAAGTATCTTCAATTAGTATCCCATTTGTAAAAGTATCTGATAATATGTTAAATATGCGCTGGTTATCTAATAATCCAAATACTCCTACATTTCTTTCTGGTATTGAAATTTTTAAAGATTATTCCTATGATAAAGATCCTTATTTATTACTAGAAATCGATTGTACTGATAGTTTTAATTATTTTAATACTCATTGTCTTTCTTCTGATGACCCTGTTAATTGTCTTATTAATTATGCTTTAAATAACGACTGGGAAAATGTGTGTATTCCTCCAGGTAACCATAATGTAACTCACGCAATTCTCCCAACTAAAAGTATTAATATTTATGGTTATGGGGCAATATTAACTTATACTGCAAGAGTTCCTGCTGTTTATATGGAATATTCTGCCAGTACAACAAAAATTAAACTTCAAGGATTTACTATTGATTATAATCCTTTAACTTTTACACAAGGCAAAGTAATAGATTTTGTATATGAAGGTGCGGGTATATCTGATAAACGTGAAATTATAATAGAATTAGATGACGGCTATCCTAATCCATTAACACAAACTTCTTTTCATAATGCTGATACTTATTTTGTATTTGAACCTAATTTGAATGGTCATTATTCTTTTAGTAGACAAAATAGCGGTTTCGGATTTGTAACTGGATTTGAAGTAGAAGGAACATATCTTAAATTACTACAACCAACAGCAATTGATATGCAAAGAATGATATTAAATACTGATGGAACTTTAAAACCTAATCTAAAAGTTGTATTTGAAGAACCGGGAGATGGACTTTCTACTATTGATTCTATATATTTAGATGGAGAATTAGAAATAAAAGAAGTTACATTTTGGAATACTGTAGGAATGGTAGTAAGACATAGAGGATCAAGAGCTACAAATACTTATTATAAATGGATTTCAATTGAACCTGGACCTATACCTGAAACTGCAACTGAGCCTAGATTACTTTCTGCTAATAGAGATGGCTTTCACGCTGGAGTTACTCGTCAAGGCCCAATAGTTTTAGGAGCAGAAGCTAAATTTTTGGGAGATGACTGCGCTAATTCTTCTGGCCTTGTTTATACTATTATGTCAAATAACCATATTAATCTTACTTTATCTCCAAATAGAAAATGGCCCGTACTAGATTTCTTATACAAACCAGGAGATACTTTAAGAATTCTATCTTCAATAACTAGAGAAATTTTACAGACGGTTCAAATTACTTCCGTGTCACCACTATATTACGTTGATGGCGATATGAGATATGATATAACAATTAATGAACCTCTTAATTCTTCTATTCCTGATAATTCTTGGGCGGATATTCCAGAACATAATAGCCCTAATACTTTAATTACATATTCAATTTTCGGTCCTAATAGAGCAAACGGAATAAGAGCAAACGGTAATAATTCGCTTATCTTTAATAATTTATTCATTAGAAATACTGATAATGGTATTCTTTCTGAACCTAATTATATTTTTTGGCGTAATGCTGGCTGGGTAAATAATTCTTCCTATCTTAAAAACCAAATTATCGAACCTAATATTAACTGTATTCGTATTAATGATGAAGTAATTAATTCTAAAAATATGCACGGTCTTACTGCACATCAAAACATCTTAATCGAAAATAATTATCTGAGCGGCCCTAAAGATTATGCAATTTATATTAATGGGCTAGATATAATAGGAAATATTCAAAATAACCAGTTTGTAAATATTCCTATATCTGATATTTATATTAAAGGAGAATAAATTATGGATATTCCTATTGTTATAATATTTATTTTGGTAACGATCATAATATTTAGCTGGTATATATACAAATTTCAAGAAACTACAAAAGAATTACAAGAAACTATAGAAAAATTACAAACCGATGTTGCTGGTATAAGTTATAAACCGCTATATGCCACTAGTGTATATGTTGTAGTTGAAACACATTCTTACGGTAATCGATATGTGAGTTTACAAGATTATCTAGAACAATTAAATAATAAATTAGATTTTGAAATGGCATATGTACAAAATAAACCGGCAACTGTATCTTTTGAGGAAATTAAAGAATAGTAAGTTTAAAGGAGAATTACTATGATTGATTATACAATGGAAGAAATTTTGGAACAACTAGATAATATTCAAAAGGCTATTAATTCTCTAAAAGAAGATTTACAAGAAAAAATTGATGATTTAGGTGATGAATTAGATGCGCTTAGAAATGATTTAACAGAACAAATAACAGAAGATATTGAAGCGGCTATTGAAGATTTTAAAGAGGATATAAAAGAGCAAATTATTACAGCTATTACTAATCTCTAAAGGGGAATACAAATGAAAAATAAATCTTCTTATGATGATATTCAAGTAACTGAAAAAGAAATAGAAACAGCCGTCCGTTATTCTTCTAGAGTAAAAATAATAACTTTAGCTTTATATGACTTTAGCGGGTCATTAGATAAAGTTTTAAACCATTTAACTTCTTTATATATTAAATATACTGAATTAGGTTATACTAATTTATGTATTGATATTGATAAATACGAAGATTATCAAAATATTATCCTGTTTGGAGATATGGAAGAATCTACTCAAGAACTTATCCAACGCCTAATTAGAGAAAAAAAATTCAAACTCGCTTCAAAATTCGCTAACCAAAATAAAAAAGATAAAGAATTAAAACAACTTGCTTCTTTAGCTAAAAAATATAACCTTAAATTGTCTGATTAATTATGAAATATTTATGTATACTCCTACTACTCGTGTTGTCAAGTTGCATAAATAATTCTACTAAAATAAAAGGAGTATGTAGACATGAAGCCGTATATTGTGCCTTAATATTAAAAGATACATTCCCTACAGCTAATATCCAAATCTGCTCAGGACAATTTAAAAACTCAAAACAAAAACACGCACAAACTCGTATCTTCATAAATGGCAACTGGATCTGGTACCATTCTATTAATAATACACTGTCCCCTGTTGCCTTATATGATTTTAATATTCAATACTGCATTAACCCTGAATCTTATATTAAATATACCTTCTTTTATGAGGATTAATTAAAATGATTACTGCTAATGACTCTTACTTCTATAAAAATACTGAAATATTTATTCCCATCGGACATAATGAACATTTAGATCGCTTTGATTGTCCTGTAGCTGATGTGGATAAATACTTCTTGCGTATGGTTAATGCTAAAGAAAATGTGCTGCGTATTATCATTGACCACCCTACTTATCTAGAACCTACTATTAATAACTTTACTAAATTTGAATCCATCTTTACTCCTATTTGTCTTGCTGCTAAAAAATATGATATTTACCTTTTACCTGTTATTTACTTTGCTAACCCGCTTACTTGGAATCTACACTCTTATAATATTAAAAATAATGGCCCACTTGTTAATTATCAAGAATTATATACTAGTAATGCTTTCCCTCTTATCGAAAATAGATTCAAATGGCTTATGACTACTTATGACTCTTGTAATATCTTCGCTTGGGAATTAGCTAATGAACTCCAAACTAATGAAAATCCTTGGGTTAAATCTTGCTGTGATTTAGCTAAACAATTTACTACTAAAATGCTCTCTGTTAGTATAGCAAATATTAATACTGGTAACTCTTCTTATTGTCAATGGAATGGTGACTGTTTAGATTATATTAGCTTTCATCCTTATGGTAATCACTTTAATAATCTTTGTCTTCAATATGACTACATCTTAGGTAATTCTCCTTCTTCTATCTTGAATAACCGTATCTCTAATGTTTCTCTTATTTTAAGTAAAGTTAAATCATACTTGTCAACTCCTAAACCAATATTAGATACAGAAACCCCCGCTACCCCATTAAATATAATTACTAAATTCTTTACAAATTATAAATTAACCTTTACTAAAAACGCTATCCTAGAAGAAAATTTTTATAATGTTAACTTAGCTTATATAAAAAATGGTGCTGCCGGTGGAGGTTTATCTTGGGCTTGCGGTCAATGGGTAGATGGTTATCCTAATGCCCTATCCCCTCAAATGGAACTGTATCAAAAACAATTAGCAGGAGATATTGATTATGTTATTCGAAATATATAGATCTTCAGATATAGGTTCACGCAAAAAAACACCTTGTAAAACCGCATTTAAAACTTCTATTCCTAACTGGCATATTAGAACTGTGTCAGAAGAAATATATAATCAAAAATTCGCTAAATTTGAAAACGGCCCCTGGAAAGAATACGGAACTAATCATCAAATTACTCCTGAAGGATATATTAAAAGACAAGAAGGTACTAGAGAAATTTGGGCTGTTAATATCGAATCTCTTGATGATTTACTTAAACTAATTGATACAGAAGGTTCAATTATCCTCTCTCCTGATACAATTGAAATATATGATGACTATAGAGAATAAAATATTAAACAATTACAGGAAATATTAAATATGCTAAATAAAACATTCGAATTGTGGATGGCTAATGATATTGAAAAAGAAATTAATGACTTTTGTTATTTAACCGGAGAACCTTATGAAAATGTTTGTATGTTCTATTTTGAAGCATTTTCTACAAAAAAGGGTAAAAAGCAGGGCTGGTATACTGGATGGCCCCCTATTAAAGTAAGGGTAAATGTAACTATAGAAAAAATATAGTGGAAAATGCTGCCGTATTGTAATGATACTAGTAAACCATATGACTAGGAGGTAACATGATCAGGCTAACTGTGACAGAAAAGACATACAAAAAAGATTCTAATTTTAGACAACTAAGTAAAGATGAGAACAAGTCATTACTATGCTCTGTAGATATTGAAGATGATACAAAAGTTCCTGTAAAAGAAGATGTACCGGGAGAGTGGTTCTTTACTAGGGATTTCACTTGTCGTTTTTATAAATGCGAAAGCACTGCTACCCAGGAAGATCAGATTGACGAGCCAAACGTTTATGATTTTCAAATATTAGAAGATCTTAGAGAAATGGCAAGGTATGATGCCAAGGAATTGCGGTATTGGTTCCATGATGTTCCACCGGGAAAGCATATTCTTGAAGTTTCTTATAGCGAACCTGACAGTGATGATCAGTATTTGGAATTTAATAATACGTATCCAGAAGAAGGAAGAGGAAATGATTAAAATACTAAACAATGCACATAAGGCACAATTGCTAAAGGAAATCGAGGAGAAGTTGGTATTTATCCCCACAGACGAGATGGAGTATAGGTACATTCGCTTCCTTCTGGATCTGGTGCGGGAGTTAGAGGAACAGAACAAAAACAACGTAGCATTTTATCAACACGAGAATGCCAGACTCCGCGAGGCCCTAGAGTGGTACGCGGATTACGACAACTACATGGAATGCAAGATCCCAATATCTGACGAAGGTACGATTGAAATACGATGGCCGTTTGTGATGAATGACAGAGGCACCAGAGCCCGCGCCGCGCTGGGGAGGGAGTGAGATGAACGACAGGCTGAAGGAGATCGAGGACAATATAAATCATGCGGATATTCACACTTTTTCTACCAAAGGGTGGTCAACAATACACTACGTTATGTTTCCTGTCCCAGACATCCGCTACCTGATAGACCGGGTGAGGACACTGGAAGAAGAGAATGATAAGCTGCAAGGACGGGTGAGGGAGTTGGATGGTTGCGATGAGTTAAACGAATCATTGCACGTTGAAATTGAGCGATTAGATGCAGAGAGTGTGCGTCTACGGGGTGCGCTGAAATTTATTCTTTTGCGGGCCGAAAAGATTAGGTCAGTAGGGGCAAAATGGAATATTTTAGATTCGATTATTAACAGTGCATCCACCGCACTACAGGAGGATGAATCATAATTTATATTAATGATGATGGTTCACGCGTACATAAAGTATGGGGGAGGGAGTGATGACCGACAGGCTGAAGGAGATCGATATGCGCGATGGAGGTAAGATGAAAAGAAGAGACGCTTTGATTGCGATTGGGGCGGTTGTGGGTGCTATGAGTGGAAAGTTTGCACCTACTTGGGTTATAGGAGAAGAGAAGAAAAAGGAGGAAGAGGAGATCAAGTATGATAATCATATAGACGAGAGCCTATTTGTTCTTGGTCCGTATGATGTTACCCTGATTGAAAAGGAGCTTAATAATCTAGAGCTACATTATGCCGATGGGGCGGTTACTCGTATATCGTTTAAGGAAATATTCTCAGCTTTGAAGGAGATAAAACGAAATGACAGGCTTGGCGATGGGCGCATGTGAGAACCGACGCGCTGGGGAGGGAGTGATGGGCAAATATATAATGATTCTTGTGTGGATTGTCGTGGTTCTTATAGGCGGCTTTTTTGGCGCGTACTTATATGATACATTTTGTGGAATAACATGCTGCATTAATGATAAACTCAGTGCGATCCATCAAAATAACATAGCAATAGGCGTTGGTGCTGGCAAAAACCTTACTACCGGGAGCAATAACGTCTTAATCGGACACGGTGCCGGGGAGGATTTGACTGAAGAAAGCTATATGTTGGTTGTTACTGCTGATATTATGCAATTTTTAGGACTTGGTGTAGAAGAAATCCGAATAGACCGTCGAGATGCTTTTACATGCCAGTAATGTAAGTCACGGAGGTACAAGTGATGTATAAGTTTATGAGTCTTGCTGTTGTTTTTGCTATTGTGACTGCCCTTGTTGCTATCGTAATCTTGTTTGCCGTATTTAATAACACTGCTATCTCTCCCAATGCAACTCAACAGCCTTCAACTATTTTAACAGATAAAAAAATTGTAGATGCTAGTGTACCTACTGTTACTGTCCTGCTTAATAATAAATCCCCTCTTGTTATTTCCCTTGAAGATGTAAAACAAATGTCAAAATATGAACTTAATCAATATGGTATATACTTAATCTTTTGTCAAGTTTATGGCTGGGGTGATAAAAGTTCTGAATTTGTAGAAAAAATGACGTATGAATTCCTGCCACAGTGGATTCTTGACAGGATTAAATAGTATAGGAGTTCTTATTATGTCTACTGTAATTAAACCTTGTCCTATTTGTGGTTCTAAAGCTAATATTGTAAAAGATTCTAATGATATTGGTGATGATGATGATGTTAGTAGCTGGTTAGTCGAATGCAATGATTATGACAATTGCGGATTTTTTATATCTTCTACTGTTTATCTATCTTATAATTCCGCTTTAACCTTATGGAATAACCTTTCTGATAATTTAAAATAACCCTATATCTCTGATTCTTTGTGCTTATAATCTATTCTGTTTGTACTTAATTCATTACTCAATTCTACTTAAGATCTGTACTTTATTATTTATCATTTACCTTATCTTGGTATTTGTTATTTATTATTTTACATCTCTTAGCTCTTTGATATCTTAATACTCTTCCTCTCTCCTCTTATTCCCACTATTATTATAAATTGCTATTCCTATATAACCACATTTGTCAAGTAACGAGATTTTAGCTGTGAGTATATTTGGTTATTTAATACCATCCCTGTATAAACTGATTCCTCCCACTCCTTTTTACCTTTACCTACGGGATGCGAATTTGCTTTTGGTTTGTATATCAGTCTGGCAGAACGCTTTGGTGGCAGGAGGGCGGAGCGGTATGGGCGGTCTAATCGGGCGGTCCAGGTTCTTACTTCTTCATTCACTCTCATATCTTTCGCCCCGCGCCGATTCTGGCGCGGGGCGGTTTTGGGGCGGGGCGGGCGCGTTATACCTGGCATAACAGTTCTTGGGGCAAAAGAAATCCCCCCCGGCTCTCCAGGCCGGGGGGGCGGATGGGGTGATCAGGAGCGTGCCGACGAGACCGACTCCAGGCGGAGCGCGTCACGATGGTGGCCTTCCACAGTTGCCAGCAACGCCGCTTCGTAGGCGTTGAGGTCGTCCCATGCCTCCGGGGCAGCGGCGTCCAATGCCAGCAGAACGCCGCGCCACGCGTCCGTTGCGGCCTGGATGATGGCTCGGGCAGCGCCCACCGCTGCCACATCGAACCGATGACAGGCATACCAGTCATACCGACGGGCCAGCGGGCGGACCGGCTCCTGCCCGATAAGACCGGCCAAGTCCCGCAAAGGATACTTGAGGGTCCGCAGAAGGTTCCGGTTCAACGCCACCATGGTTTCTCGACTCAGCTGATGCATACCTTCTCCTTTCACAGTTCGTGAGCAGGTTCATTCCCGCTCACACATACAGTATAGCATGATCCGCCGGGGAGTCAAGCGCGGACCCGGCGGATCAGCGCCCCGCACTCCTTCAGGAGTGCGGGGCGCTTGGAAACCAAAACGTGCCATCCTGTCCTATTCCTTAGCGGACAGGACGGCCTCCATCATGCCTGTTTCGATCCCCGTGTAGGGACCGTTTACCATTTCATCCCATATCTCTTCCCGCGACCATCGCGGGAGGAGGATTTCTCCCTTGCACCACAATGCAAGGGAAAGTGCATCGGACGCGGCCATTGTCAGTCCGCCATCCGATGCAATCCAGCTCTCGCGGATTTCTTCAGCGAGGCAGTCAATGTCCACGAGCGCGCAGAATTCGGCACGCGAAAGCTTTTTTTCGTCGATATGGGGGAATCCCCCATACCATACACACCCGCGCATCTCCGCGATTTTCTCGCGGACCTGATACCAATCGGGGGATCCGTCACCGACTGCCCAGCTTGTCGCGTCGTTTAGGTTTATCCTCATGACATGTTCTCCCTTCGCGTTTTGTGAGCAGGTCCATTCCCGCTCACAACTTCAGTATAGCATGATCCGCCGGGGAGTCAAGCGCGGCCCCGGCGGATCAGCGCCCCGCACTCCTGAAGGAGTGCGGGGCGCTTGGAAAACAAAACGAGCAGTCCTATCCTATTCTCCTGCGTTAACTCTTTCCCGATCCCAATCAATCGCCAAGAGCCAAGGGAAAAATCGCGGACATGTAGAAGCAAAAATAGACGGCATTTCTACATTATCCCTGTAAATACTTCTTCCTCCAAATGCATGACATATCGGCGGGGACTCATCATCGATCCACATAAACTCACACTCTTCACACAATGACCGGAGCATGTTCTCTCCCTTCATAGTTTGGGGTCAGGTCCATTCCCGACCATGAATACAGTATAGCATAGACCAGAGGGAAGTCAAATCTATAGGTATCTTTATCCACTATCGGGCGGGCGGGGCGGGCGCGTTATACTGCATGAGACAAAAAAATAAATCCTATAACCTATTCAACGTGTTATACCTAGACTAACATAATAGTACTAACTCTAAACAGGGAGGGCGGGGTGGGCGGTTATATTGAGTGAGACAAAAAAATAAATCCTATAACTTACTACTTTATGTTTTACTTTATAACACATCATTAATATTAGACTACAAAGTATTCTAATCTATACTACATGACATATTGTTCTATTCCGTGAAAAGGACAAAAATATGCCCGCTCCCCGATAGACGGGGAGCGGGCAATTTTAACTAACCGTTATTCTTCTTGGGACGCCCGCGCTTCTTCGGGGCCGGGGCCGCGTCCGTTTCCGGGGCCGCGTCCGTTTCCGGGGCCGCGTCCGTTTCCGGAACCGCGTTCGTTTCCCCGGCCATCTCTGCCTTGGTACGGCGCTTCCTCTTGGGCCGCGCCGTCTCGTGCATCGTCGCCAAATGCACAAGATTGTCGGACAGAATCTTGTAGAAGTCCGACTCGCTCATGTTCGCCTTGTAATTGGCAGCGACGAAATCATCCAATGCGCTTCCCATCTTCTTGGTCGTCTCATAAGAAACGACCTCTTCCTTTGTGGCGAAGATGGTCCCATCGAAAGCACGATACAACGAAACCTTTTCCATTGTTTTGTCTCCTACATTAGAGTGTCAAGAATGATCCAGATTACTACAACGATAAAGATAACCGCGAGATGTTCCACCGTCCCTCCTTTCTTTGTGGAACAAGGTTAAAAGAACAAACCATCTATCCGATAATCGCGGCCCGAATGATTCTCAGCGAGTTGCGATCTTCACGCAATCTCCGCGAAAGCAAATCGTTGTATTCTTCTGGGAGATTACGCTTTCGCAGATCCGTCTCCACTTGCGAGAGAATCGCAAAAGTATGACGGACCATAGACAGAGTGTGTCCCATCTGCATGTCTTCTTGCAGTCTCTTGAACCATCCGATAGCGAGCGGTTCATTCATGCTAGCGAGGGTTTCCAGAGCGGGGCGGACGATGCGTGCGATTGCGGGAGTGTAGTCTACCATGTTCGATTCCCTTCTTGGGACGTTGCGGGATTGCGTGTCCCATTCATAGATACGGTATAGCATAGGACAGGGAGAAGTCAACTAAGAGGAGGAGAATAGAGCCGGGGTAAAGATCCAGTCGCCCCGCAATACTATAAAAAACGCAAAAAATCTATCCTATTTTCTATTTGAGTTTGAAATTAAATTTAATAACAGGGTGGGCGG